TCAGCGGTCCGACTCGTAGGCCGCAACACCGCTACCGACAGGCCGCCATTCATCTTGCGGCATACGCGAATCACAGATGAATACCTCGACCTCCCCGCCTTCTTTCGGCTCCGCTGGCCGAATAGCAGCATGCCGGAGAATCGTCTCCATGTCCGGTACGTAGCTGCTCTCCGAGCCGTGGAACGACCAGATGCCATGTTTCCCAGCGCTGCCCACCTGGTGGTCGAGCTTCACCGACCAGCCCTTGAATCGAATGACCAGCATGCCCTGCCCTCGTAGGAAAAGGCCGTAGTCTACTCCTACTGGCATGCTCCGTTGGCAGCCAGCAGTTGAGCCTCATACCCGATCCGCTGCCGCCGCTCGGCCAGCAGCGCGCGGACCTTGGTCTGTAGGTCGTCGCCTTTCCGTAGCCCAGCCGCTGCCCAGGCCGGCACCTCGACCGCCGGCGCTCGGCAAGGCACAGCAACGGGCACTTCTACGCGCACCGTGCGCGGCTCAGGCTCGACCTGGCCGGCGCATCCCGCCAGCGCGACCGCAAAAATCAAGATAATCGAACGCATGTTAAACTCCGACGAACGGTTATTGTGGTGTACGATGTTACCCAATAATCTACACGCATGCCAGCCACAACGGCGAGGCGCCAAGAAGGATCGAAGCCATGAGCACCAAATACACCTACGAAGAAATCGCTGAAGACTTCCGCCTCTGGGGCGAGTACATGGACCCCAACGCAGAAATGACCGAAGAGGAATTCCAGACCCTCTCAACCGAGGAGAAGGTCGCCATGCAAGTTGAGGCATTCGGTGCTGAAGCCTGATTCCTCTCGCCACAATCCAGACCCGCGCTACCTGCGTGGGCTGGTGGACAAAGCCGGAATCAGCCAGCGGCAGGCAGCCGAGTTGCTCGGCCTGTCGTGGCCGGGCTTCCGTAACTACCTTCGCGACGAGTCCCACCAACTCTACCGGGTCGCGCCTTACACGGTTCAGTTCGCACTGGAGTGCATGGCCGAAAGCTCTAGCTCCTGATCGATGACCGCCTCGGCGGCCGCACACTGCTCACCGGCGGTTCGCTGACTCAGCAGGCGTTGGGCTCCGGCATACTGCTCCGCGGCCTGCTGCCGCCCCCGCTCCACAGCCTGCGCGGCATCCCGGGCGCGCTGCTCACCAGCCTGACGCAGCGCGGCGACCTGCCTGCCCTGCTCCACCACTGCGGATTCCAACTCTCCCCGGGCGGCGCGGCAGGTAGCCAGATACGCGCTCGCGGCATCGAGTTGCGGGCGGTAGTGCCGCGCTCCGATCCAGACACCGCCGGCGGCGCCGAGGCCGACCAGCACCAGGCAGGCCAGCGCGACCGATAAAGCACGGGCGGAGATCACGACAGCACCCTCTTCGCCCGCTCCCACAGCGCCAGGCGCTCCGCCTGGCCATTCGTGCCGCCGTTGATGCGCCGAGTGATGGCGGCGAACTCGCCGCGGTCGGCCAGGTCGTTCAAGCCGTGCGTCGACCACCACCAGGCCGCCGACAGCGCAGCGAATTCCGGCTGCTCGAGCAGTTCCGGCTCCGCTTCCAGCGGCTGGCCCAGCCCGGCGCCGGCGGCGCGGTAGTTCGCTCGGCCTGTGATCTGTAGCAGCCCACGCCCGCGGAAACGCCAGCCGTCGCCCGACGCCTCGTCGCCATTGCCGTTGCGCGAGGCGTAGGCGTTGTTGGCGATGGCCCGGGGGTTGCGCGTCAGGCGTTGCGCCAAGGCGTTGGGCTGGCCGTCGGCATCGCGATACCGGCTCGGCCAGGTCGCCGCCAGGCCGCGCGCGCTGTAGTTGAGGTTCTCCACCAAGCGGGTCAACTGGCCGCTTTCATGGCCTACCTGGGCAAGGAACGCCGCCGCGCGCACAGGCGACGTGATACCGAAGCGCGTCATCCCGCGGTTCAGCGCACCAACAAAAACGCCGGCTCGAGGGCCGGCGTTCGGAAATATCTGCAGCAGTTGCTGCTCGGTGATGGGCATATGTGATCCAAAAACGACGAAGCCCGCTCCATGGCTGGCCTATGTTTGTAGAAAATTTTTCAGAATCAGTGGTCACAAGACGTACAGAAGGCTGATGTCTCAAGCAAACCGCTCCGATGGAACTCTTCCAAAGGGGCCATTGGATTCTTATGATTGCCGCTCATGGGAGCATGATGGTGCGATCAGTGCGCATCGATTGAATGAGGAACGACTGTGCGGACACCTTTTTTGATACTGATAGGACTAATGGTTATTGGAGTTATAGATTTCGTCGTTTTCCCAAATCAGCCAACAGATGAAGCCTCTAGCAATCCGATCTTTGATTTCTGGTATTTGCCTCTACCGCTAATAGGGCTTGCGATTTTGATTTGGCTTTGTGAGCGAAAGAAATGATATCCCGATAAGATTTTATATTCTTTATATTAGGATCACTCGGAAAACGGGAAATCTGCGACGATGACAAAAAGCATAATTCAGAAAATTAAAGAATATTAGAGGCCAACTTATAAATGGTTACATTCTCCGAAAAATTAAAAAAAGTTTTTATACTAATAGCCGGACCTCTTGGGTGCTACGCTACTTATCATTATTTATTTATATTAAGATACCTTGACCACTCAAAGTACCCATTACTTACAGATATGTATGGGGGGATATCATTAATTGTAGACGTATCATGCGCGATAATTATAGCAATTATTAGTTCGCTGTTTCTTAGCAAGCAAAAGATGTTAGACAATTTCAAGCCAAGAGGGCCGCGCCTCTCAATATATATATTGATTTTAATAAATATAGGAATCTTAATATTATTATTGGCAAATACGTACAGGATAATTGGAAGCATCTCGCCAAATTACATAATAAAATACTATCAAACCTTGAGTTATAGCTCTACAAAGGGTGGCGCATGGATGGTTCTTTCCATGTACTGCGCCATTTTCATTCAGCTAATAAACATGTACGTCAGCGGAGTTAGTAAGACAAACATAGCATTCCTTCTTATAAGTCTTGTCATAGCATCACTAAGCGGCGGCAGAGGAATAATAATACTCTTCGCAATGACGTTTCTTATAATGATGATGCTTGAACGAGTAAAACTAACTGGATTTATCGCGGCATCTTTAATAACGGCAGCATCGATGGCATTATCTTATGTCATCGTAACAGATCTTAGAGCGCCAGATTCAAGCAAAATACTATTCTCAAAAACAAACAATGAAGAACTAAAAAATTCAGAAAAAGAATATACAATTAGCGAAAACAAAAACATACTTCAGGCGGACAGCCAAAAACAGAAAAGCTCTGGAGATGCAGAGCTTGAACAAATAACCCCATCCGTACCTGTATCCCCAACAGATAGCTTTGAAGACCTCAATTACAATGCAGCATTTATTACAGAGGACGTGCTTAGAGGTTTTTCAAGTGGAAAATTAACTGCAAAAATGTATTTTGCGGAGGATGCAGCCACAATATTTGTGCCAAGAAGCATACTGCCTGAAAAGCCAACATCAACGTCTGAAACGAGAGAAGTATACCCCGATGTTGCGTCCAGAGGAACAAACATAACATTCCCGCTAAAGGCTAATATAATAATGCACATGGGGTCTGGCGCTTTTTATTTGGACTGGCTAATAGTTGCAGCTTTCCAAATAATTATGATAATCGGAATTGCAAGGCGAAACATATCGCCTGATCTCCTAGGCTTTTCCATGATGTTCTGCGGCCTTGGTTTCATGTTAATAGCCAGAGGCGGCATATTTAATGCAAGAATCCTTGTGATTGCAGCATGCATTTTGCTTTCATACCTGGGATACATATCTGCAATCAAGATCCAGGAGAAGGTATATTACCTATTCAGAAAAAAATATTAATCTCAACATAAGTTATATAGCGCCAGCTTGACTGGCGCTATTCAAAATTAAAGAAGAATCCAAGAGGATCCATCGAAAATCGCTTCCTGAGTCGTTCCTTCTGTCATATTTATTAATCCACCAAAAGAAAGAGTACCTCCGGTCGCCGCACTAGTTCTATATGCTTTGACGACCTGCCCTTTAAGTGGATTGGATGGAAAATTTATCGACCTAACACCTGTAATTGGCGATCTATACAAAACTGTTGCGCGCTGGCACCTCGGTACAAACGAACTCTCGTCGCCTGGCAAAAGCGCAACCGGAGAAAGACACCCATCAATGTATACGCTATTACCACCAATGTCGATTAGTGGCTGGTATCCAGAACTCAAGAAAGAAAGGTGCAACTCAGAACTTGACACTGTACCTCCACCGAAATCAACTACAGAAACTTGCGTTGCTGCTGAACTGAAGGTGACAGAGTGGCGCAGTCTAATATTTTCAGTGGAAGAACTTATGCCGCCAGACATGGCTATCCCTCCGATGCTTAGCATAGAGTCAGAGTTAACAATTCTCCCTGTGATGTCAACATTACAACTCTTTGAGCCTTTTATATCGGTAACAAATACACTGCTATTGTACTGGTGCTTGATAAGCTCTGATTTATCCTTCGTGCAAAGGATGCTGACATTTATGTCTACTCCAACTGCGCGAGCCAGCACAACAGACTGTTGGCAATTTATAGCTCGAATCTTTCCGGTTATGCCGGCAAATGCAAATTGGGATGGAGTTGAGGTGTATGCCGCGCCACCGAAGACAAATGCCCTATAGCAATCTTCAGCTGTAATGTCAATATCTATTCCTGAAAGAGGAATAGATGCAGCATCATTCAAAGCTACATCTGATCCAAATCCTACAGAGCAGTTTTTAGCATTGCCTCTGAACTTGATATTCCTAAATGCATTGGTGTTACCAGTTCCAGACTGGATAGTGAACGCCTGTCCGCCATCAATAGACCCATCTGTCTTGTAAATTGCCGGAAGGTCTAAACAATTAAGCTCAAACGTTACATTCTCTGCTCCGAATACAAGGCTAACCCCGTTTGATCCGCTAGTGGCTCCAGGGTCAATTGTGGCAGTAACATTGGGAAACCCGGTAAAATGAGCGTTCTTTATCCCGCAGCATTGCAAAACATCAGCGCCATCGGTAGACGTAGTTCTCAGAGTCGTTGTCCGGCAGAAATCGATTCCGCCACCCTGATAGTCCTTCATTGGCTGACCAGCTACGCGCGGACCTGACCATGCCCAGTTTGCATCTCCGAAATCATAAACGCCTGGGCCATCTGGCCCCGGACCGTAAAAGGCTCTAATTCCCCTCGGATAACAGTACGCTTCAATGGCAAGGTCTTGAGCAGTGCAGAATCCAGACGACAGCGGCAATCCGTAAAATTGGGCATCTACGCGCCCATGTTCGTCCAGGTCACTATGCCAAGTCCCACCAGTAGCAGAAAACATCATTCCACCATCATCGGTAGAAGTCCCTGGAATCCAGGTCAAATACCGTTGCCCCTTACGATCACCATCCAGGTAGTTCTTTAGGAAAGCTCTGTCGCCAGAAAACCTTCCAGGGGTCAGTCGGAGTTCTGCGACAGAATTAATTATTAGTGGTTGTCTCCCAACCAACGCAGACCCTTTGTATGGGTCTGTAGCATTGGAAATGTCCTGACGTAGAGACTGGTCCGCCTGAGCAACAAGTAGATCCTGATCGGTGGCCCAGTTTCCGGTCAGATTGACGGGAAAATCTGCTGGGCGCTTGACGCTGTAGAGATTTCCGTCACGCTGGATCAGTTGGGTCGGGCGGTCTACGGTCAGCGGTGAGCCGTCGACGTACTCCAGGACTCCGGGTTCGAAGCCTTGGGCGTCCAGCCAGCCGTTGAACTGTTCCTCATACCCTTTCATCGTTGGGCGACTAACGCCGAAACGATCATTCCACGTGGTATTTACCAGGTCGTTCATCGCCGCGTCGAAGTTCTCGGCGTTGTCGTACAGATCACGCGGGTCTTTGGAGCCAAGCGGGTTACCGGTGGCGTATGTAGTCATGCAAATTCTCCGAGCATGAAAAAGCCCGCTCTATGGCGGGCTAGGTTGTGTATGGTTGTCCAGGTTAATCTATAGCTTTGCAGTATTCTTAGATGCGTAGCTCGGCAGATCCAAGCTAACAACAGAAGAATAGGAGATTGAATTGACAAGCAAAAAAACATGCAGCAGCTGCAACGAGGAACTGCACGTATCAGAGTTCATAAAAAATAAGCAAAGAAAGGATGGACTCCACTCTCAATGCAAGTCATGCGTAAACGAAAAACGAAAAAAATACAGAGAGGTGAATTACGAAAAAATCCGATCAAAGCAGAAAGAATATGAGAAACAAAATTATGAAAAAATCCTCTCCAGAACAAGAGAATGGCGCGAAAAAAATCGTGAAAAAATCAGACTGAAAAGCAAGGCATATTATTTAAATAACTCAGAGAGACTAAAAGAATACTCAAAATCATGGAAATTGAATAATCAAGATAGGGTAAAGGCTCATGCAAAGTCTTGGGCATCCAAAATTCAAGGAAGGCATGCCGAAATATGGAAGAAAAGAAAAGAAGAAAACCCACAAAAACTTATTGAAAAAAGAAGAAATTACTACAGGAAAAACAAAGAAATAGAAAACTCTAGAGCCAACAACTATATGAAAACTCGAAGAAGAATAGATCCAATATTTAGATTAAGGTGCAGCATTCGATCCAGAATATCGACAGTACTAAAAAGACAGGGCATAGGAAAATCATCATCCACAGCAGAGATACTTGGATGCAATTGGGATACGTTGCGATTGCACATAGAGTCTCTGTTTCTGCCCGGAATGACTTGGGAAAATCGGGACTTGTGGCATATTGACCACAAGATCCCGCTTTCCTCTGCATCCTCTAGCGAGGAGGTAATCAGACTGAATCACTATACAAATCTTCAACCTCTTTGGGCAGAAGACAACCTGAAGAAGGGAGCCAAGTTAGCCTACTCAGGCGCAAATGAATCGTCATAATCGTATACTCTTTCAGAATAGTTCACCGCACGAACAGATGCCGCGGTATTGCCTTTGGGGTCTATGGAACTGATCAGGGCCGGGTATGGATTTCCCAGCAACAAGTGCGGCGGCTCGATCTCCCAGGAAACATCAGGGACGAAGTCGATGCTGGGAATGCTCAGCCGGTAGTCGTCGATCCGAGATGCCGGGTATCCGCCGGAAACCGTTCCGTCTGGGCGGCGCAGGTACAGTGCTGGAGAGTTCAGCAGCGACCAGTCGAGCGGCTCGCTGGACTCGATCAGGACCGAGTTTCCAGCGATCACGAACGATTTCAGATATGCGCTCTGCGCCAGCCCAGGGCCTGGAACATCGCCGGCGAGGGCCACGTAATCCCAGAACTCGCTGTTCAGCGCATCGAGGCCGGTATCGAACGAATACTCGGTTCGCCGGTATCGCTGCGCCATCCTACGGCGCATCCCGTAGCGCCAGGCGCGATCGCGGTTTGTGACACCGACAGCCGTGATTTTCTCGACCTTCCTGCCGACATCGCCGGGCAGGCGGCACTGGACGGTATCTTCGATCCATCCGTTGGCGTTGACGAAATCCACGTCAACACCGTCGTAGTCGTCCTCCGACGGAGCGCTGATGCTGATCCTCAGGGGTCCATCCATGTTCTGCGGCGAGTACATGTGCCCGAACGTTGTCCTGGGCTCGTCTCTGGCCGCAGAGATCACGCCGCGCTTGATGGTCTTCTCCGCATATCCGGCTGAAAGCACGTCGTCCATGATCTGGGCGACGGTGATCTTGCCGTCCTCGTAGATCATGTCGAACGTGTCGCCGCGGGCCTTCCAGATGGCGTCCAGCCGATCCAGTTCTTCGAGATCGAGATCCGCATCGGTATAGCCGCGCTCCTTCGCGATGTAGCAGAGGAACGGAACGATGTCTCGCGTTGCGAGTTCAGGCGTCCATGCTCCGCCCTGGCGGGTTGGAAGCATGCGAGTAGCCTCTACCGAGATCCGACTCTCGGTCTGTGCGGATATGCGATCAGAGGACCGATACCGAACCGCGAGCACCGTCACGCCCGCGTATGAGGTCGGCGCCTGGAGCTGCGAACGTAAGCCGTACCATTGCAGCGTGTCGCGGAACTCCAGTTCGTTTTTCCCGATGGGGTATCGCTGCCGCATGCGGATCTCTGGACGCATGGCGTACGGGAGATTCAGCCGCGTCGTGAACCCGATTTGATCGAGCGTGGCGCCATTATGCTGGTAGTCGAGCGAGGTCCATGCGCCGCCGATATCCATATCGCGGTACTGGACCGTGTAGTAGCCACTCAACGGAATCTGGTTGCCCTTCCGGTCGATGAAGATCAAACCGTTCGGGCAAAAGATGTCCCACTCGACAACGCTAGTTTTCTCGCCCGCTGGGCACGCCGGGAATGGGCCTCGCCAACCTCCCTCGGAGTTCGAGGTATCAACGGTGATGCGGGACGTACTGGAGTTGAGCGGGGAGAAGCCTGGCCAACTTGGATCGGTAGCCCCCGCAGACGTCAGGCGCTCTACGGTGATCTGCTGGGCGCTATACGCAGTGATTCGGAACCTGAGCCCGCGCAAACCGATTGCGGCGTCGCCGGCACCTACCTGTAGGGCATTTACGGGGGCGCCACTGTCGTAGTTCAGCGTCAAGTTGGTGGAGTTCACGGTGTTTACGACGTAGAGCCCCGAGTTAACGCCGACGACCTGAATCTCGGCTCCGACAGACAGGCCAAGCTGCTCGATATCTCCCGAGATCGTGTCGCGCGCGCTTCCACCGCCATCGACGACGGTGTACGGATACTGAGCCTCAACTCGCAGGATCGTTCCAGCAACCCAATCAGACGGGAACGAGCCGGCGCCAGAAGGGATGATGATGTTGCTCCCCGAGAACGTGAAGGTCGTTGCGGTTGGGTTCGGGGTGAGCGTCGAGGACTCGGTGAGTTCCAGACCCGCATTACCTGTCGAGCTAGCCCCAACCTCCGGCGCGGAGTGCCACCAGATGGCGGATGGATGCGAGCCAAGATTCTGGCCTGGCTCGAAAATCTGAAACGAAGCTTCCGCGCCCAGCGCGAGGAACGCGGTATCGCCGATCTTTACGCCGCCTTCCTGGATCTGGAACCGACCGCGACCGATGCACAGAAGCATTTCGGTCCACTGCTCGCGCGGTCCAGCAAAATACTTCCTGGGAGGCAGGATGTAGTCTGGGAAGATCAGGCGACGGCCGGCAACCTCACGAATGGCGTCGCCGAGCTTGACTTTGTTTCCGCGTACATCAGATTGAGAAAGACCTTCGCCTTGACCTGGGGTGGCAGGAGTTTTTGGCTGCCCAGGCGTGAACATTTTGAATAAAGAGCGGAAGACACCTGTAACGCCCTTGAACAGCGCTGCCGTGATCGTGAACGGATCAGTCCCGCGTGGCAGCTTGTAGATCCTCACAATGTCGCCGCGGTCGATGATGCGCTCGGCCCACTCACCGGGATGGATGAACTCCTCATGGGCCTTTTTCTGCTTGTCGGTCAGGTTACCGCAGAGCGCAACCTCAGCGGGGACAAAACCGATGGAGAACGGGTGAACATCGTGGCAGCGGTACCCAGGCGAATTCGCAGTCAGCCACGCATGGATCGTCATCCTGCGGCCGATCGGATGCCGCTCCAGCGGTTCTCCGTCAAGGAGCGATGGGTAGATTTCGATCACGGTAGAAGACCACCTTGGAATATTTATCGGAGAACTTCTGGAGCGGAGTGAGCGACACCCCGCTTCCCGGGTTGATTTCGAGAACCTGCAGGCGTCCATCTGCCTCGACCAGCAGGCCTACGTGATCGAGCAGACGCCCTCTATAGGCCGCGGCGATGACCCCAGGTCCTGGCTCGCATTGCTCGAGCGCGCGCTGGATCTCCATATCGCACGCCCGCTGCATCGAAACCGGGGTGAGTCGCGTGACACCACCGAAGTCGGTCAGCATCGGCAGTCCGAACAGCTCAACCCGCGCTATGAGCGTCAGGCCCCAGCAGTCCAGGCACGGCAGGGCCCGCCCGCCCTCGGTATAGATGGCGGTGAGGTATCTGTTCGGCATGGGATCAAGGCCAGTATTTGAGTCCGGGGAACTCGCTGACGTTGTAGATGTGCCGCAGCGCCGCGGTGTTGATGAGGTCGTAATAGCCGGCCTCCACCTGGACAGTTAGGCTTTCGAAGTCAGCCCCTTTCACGCGCATCCGATAGGGGCGCTCTGCCGGCGCAGCCAGGTCGCTTTCCAGATACATCCGCAGGATCAGGGTCACATACTCGCCAGCCTCCAGGGCTTCGTTGATACGCTGCTGGGCGAATCCGGTCACGTTGTCGATTGCGAATCCGACGTCCTGGTTTCCGCTGTTGTCTCGCTTCGGAATCGATACGTCGATAGCGCCAGCGATGAACGTAAGTAGCCGCCCGTCTTCGGTCATGCAGGTGATGTCGTCATAGCCCTGGCAGATAAGGATAGGCTCCGGCCACGCCGGGCATGACAACTCGACCGTGGCGAGCTTCAGGTCTTCACCGCCGGAGGCATAGAAGCGCTCAAGAGCCGTCGCCATGTCTAGGCCACTCCCTGTTCATCGCGATGTCGAAGATGTCGGCGAGGAGGATGTACTCGGGCAGAATCTCGGCCCAGCCTGGGTCGATGATCGAGCGCTCTCGCATCACGACGGTTGCGTTGAAACGCCAGTGGTCGCGCCCGACGAGATAGCCGCCGTCGTAGATCCCCTCGAAGTGCAGGTTGCACGGAACGATTCCCTCTTCCGTACGCAAATCGCACTCGAACCACTTGACGCCGTCTTTCAGGACGTCTCGGTACCACCCTTTGAACAGCCGAGCCTGCTCAGCAGTGAACAGCCAGGAAACCTCCAGTGCGACCGGCACATTGCTGAAGTTCCGCCTGTAGCGTGCCCGACCGCTCTGGAGGGACGTCCTGGCCATAGGCTCTACCGTCTTGAAGCCGTAACCCTCCCTGAGCGGGAAGGGAAGGCCATCAGGCCATTTGATCATCGCCCTGCCCTCTTGAATCCATATGCGCCTTCGATTGCTTTCGGGTAAAGCCCCTGGCCGGACGAAACCTTGTTGGCAAAGTCCTGTTCGACCGCATCGAGAGTTACCCGCAGGTTGTTCCCGTCCATGGTGGCGGTGGCGGAAACCGGAGGACCGTTGTTGATGATCTGCAGGCTGATCTGCGGCGAGCCCTGCGCGGTGGCGTCGCCGTTGCTGATCACCTCGCCTCGCGTGTTCGGCAGCATGTACTGCCGGCCATTCGCAGCCTGGAACACCTCTGGCGCGCCGTTCTCGTTGATGCGGTACATGCCACCAGCCCCTACGGGGCCGCCGTATTGACGCCCGCCGATGAGAGAGAGGCTCTTTGCGACCGCCATAGTTGCAGCAATTCCGGCCGAAGCTGGCGCGGCGTTCCCACCGAAGCTCGCCAATGAGGCGAGTGCAGCGGCAGGTGCATAGGCAGCAGCAAGGGCCGCTGCTTGCGCGACTCCAGCAGCAGTCGCTGCCGCCTGGGCGGTTTGTCCCATTACGAGAGATTTTGCCCACTCAATCCCGACCTTCATAACGGAACCAACCACCTGGCTGATCAGTGCACTGCCGAGTTGCCTAGCGGCATCGGTTGCATTGTTCTGGCCGGTTATCAGCCCAGTCAGAGCGTTCGTGCCGGCCTGCTGCACCTGATCAAGCGTTGCCATGATCATCTCGTTGCCAGCAGCCTGGCGGCGGAATCGCTCCTCCTCCAGTTGCTTCATCGTGGCATCGTGCTGTTGCTCGGCCTGCGTCTTGAGTTCCAGGTAGCGCTGGTCCTCGAGCAACTTGGCCTCGTTCAGCTTTTTCAGATTCTCCAGTTCGGTCTGGTAGCGCTGGTCTTCGCCGGCGATAGGGTCCATTTGCCCCAGCAACTGCTTGTTGGCTTCGACCTGTTGCGCTTCGTACAGAGCTGCGGCGAGCGCGCGGACCTGGGCGACCTGCTCCGGCGTGGCGAATGGATTAAGGCGAGATTGCGCCCCAGCTTCTGCCAGTTCCTTTCCCTTCAGTCCAGCCTGTGCCAGTTGCTGGGAAAGGTCTCCGATAGTCTTCTCATTGTCCAAGGCAGCGCGACGCTGATCCTCCATCGACTTTTTGACCGTAGAGGCGGTATCAGAGGCTGACTTCTTCTCTTGCTTCCGCGCTTCGCTGTTGCGGAATATCTGGACAGCGAGACGCTCCGCCTCCGCGATCTCCTCTTTTGTGGCATCAGCACTGAGCTTTTTGCGCGCGGCAAGCTTCGCCCGTTCTTCACCCGCGAGAGCAGATAGTTCAGCCTCGTCGCGAAGATTCTGGAGAGCCTTTGTATCCTCCGGGTTTGCCTGGCGATCCGGGCCATTACCAGATGGGGATGAACTCTTTTTATCTAGGGCTGCGTCGACGTCTGAACGCTTTTTCTGTAACTGGTCAAGCTCCTGCGTAAGCTCCTCGACCGCGCCCTGGATACGCACGGCATCTTCAGCATATCGATTGGCCCTTCGACCAGAGCCTTGGGCTTCTTTTGCCGCGAACGCATAGTTTTCCCCAAGCAGTTTGAGCTTATCGCTCACTGCTTGGATTCGCTTGTCGATGTCCAGTTGTGCAACCTTCAGCTGTGCCTGTCCAAGTTTTTCAACGGACAGGGTTAGAAGGTCCGTAGGCTCTTTCGCCTCCCGTGCATTCGTTGCAAATGTTGCGATCGCGGTTGCTGCCAGCAGAACAACCCCAAGCGGTCCGCCGAGGAACGCCATTGCCGATCGAAGTCCACCCATCACCACCGTCCCGGTGGTTGCTACACCATTCAGCGTTGCTTGAGCAGCCGTTAGCGCTCTTGTGGCGGCCAAGTCGCGTTCTTTAGCGGCCAGCAGCGCGTTTAGAGCTGTTGCGTGGGCATTTGAACCCCTGGCAGCATTCAAGTCCGCCTGAGCCAGAGCGACAGCCGCGGCGGCGGCGGCCTTCTCTGCCTCTGCCCGCCTCAGTGCACCTATAGCAGCATTCCGATCAGCTGCTATCTGCTCAAGCGTTGCCCGCAATCTTTGCACTTGGGCCGCACCTGCTGCATACAGGGAGGTAACTAGACGCCCAGCCACAACAGAGGCCAGAGAAGCTGCTGCGACTGTTGCAGTGTCGAGAAATGCTGCCATTTTTTCCGAGTCAAGCCCGAACTCAAGAAGCGCATCAGCAGCCGAAATAAGACCATTGGTGAAGGTTTGAAGGGCGCCAGTCTGGTCTTCCAGCGAAACAAGGACTTGAGTAAATGCAGTCCGAATCCTGACCCCTGCATCGGTCAGGTTATTGGACATGCCGGCGGCTGCCTTTGAGTTCTCTTCCAAGGACTTACGTAGACCCTCGGTGAGCATTTGCGCCGTTAATTGCCCCTGCGCACCAAGACTCCTGACTTCCGCCCCCGTCTTACCTGCAGCGGCGCCGATATCCTCAATAACAGACGGAACTGCGCTGGAGATTGTTTCCCATTGGTCAGCCGAAACCTTGCCGGTGTTGATTGCCTTGGAGAACTGGCTGATCGCTGCCTCTGCTGCATCCGCCTTGGTCGCATTGGTCACGAATGCATACGACAGCGAATCCATCACATCCAGTGCAGACGTTGTGTCGTATCCGAGAGCTTTCAGGCCTGCAGAAGTGCGGATGTAGAGTTCCTGCGCCTCGGAGAGCGCCCGGTATGTCCCGTTGGCGGTACGGAGCAGTCTGGCCTGTACGTTTTCATACTCTTCCTGGCTTGCAGACGCCAGACGAACCCTGTCAGCCATCTCCTGATAGGACTGGACCATGCTGGCCATCTCGCGGAGCGCTGACGCCGCGATGATCGTCTTAATAGCCGACGAAAGCTTGGTGACAGTCGTGTTGAGACGTGCCGCCTCGCTATCAGCACGCCGCATGGTTGCTTGCATCTGATCCAATGAACGGTCAGCAGCATTCGTGCCGTTTACGAGGCCAGAGGTATCCGCCTCGACGGTGTAGTAGATGCTGCCGACATTCTCAGCCATCAGGGTGCTCCTTTCGCCCGCGCTTTGCGCTTGGCCTCGATCTTGTCGAACCACTCCATCGTCGCGTCATGCTCTGCCGCGGTCGGGGCTCTGGCGCCCGGAGCGTTCGATTCGGTTGGGGGGTATTTCGCGCGCAGAGCGCCGATCAGGCCGGTCATGGTCATGGACCAGGCTTCGCGCTCGCTCAGCCCCAGGTGCGCTATCGCCGTCGCGACGTACTCCCGTGCAACGAACTCCCCCGAGTAGTTCGGCTCTTCGTCGTGTCGCCGGGGTAGCGGCGGAAGCGCTCCTGTGACGCCGTGCTTCAGCAGGCAGCGCGCGAGGGGTACAAGGTGCTCGACGTTCGCAGTTCCTGGCCGGTAGACAAGATCCTGGTCGTAGTAGCCAAACACGTCGGACAGGTCCTGCTCACTACACGCCACCACCACGGCCAGGGCGTCGGCGAACTGGTCCGCCTGATGCTTCTCGGTGATCGGGTCGCTCATGACGCGCGCGAAGACGTCGACAATCTCGGCCGGCGTACCGAGCTGGGTCATGGCGTACAGGGACGGCCGCAGGAGAAAGCACTCCCCCGAGGCCGTGTGTACGCCTATCTCACCGATCTCGGTGAGGATCACGGTGCAGTAACGGTTACCGGAACGGTCACGCTCACCGACGGCCGCGCCGCACTGGTGATTTTCACCGTGGTGGTACCGACATCAACACCGGTCACCAGGCCGGTAGAGCTCACGGTAGCAATCGCCGGCGCCGCACTTTCGTAGACCAGGCCGGGAGCCGCACCAGTCGGGGATACAGCGGCGGTCAGTTGCTGGGTGGCGCCTTCGGCGATCGAGACGGAGGTCGGCGAGACGGTAATGCCCTGCACCAGCGGGATGACCGTGACGGTTGCGGCATCGGTGACGCCCGGGGCAACGCTGGAAGCAGCGGTGATCGTGACGGTGCCGGCCGACAGCGCGCTCACCTCGCCGGTAACTGCGTTCACCGCGGCCACGGTCGGCGCACTGGAAGTCCAGCGCAGGCCTTGCGGAGCGCCAACAGGCAGCACGACGCCCTCGAAGTTGAAGCCTTCGCCAACGGTAAGCGAGAGGGTCTCCGGCACGACCTGAATGCTGGTCGGGTCCGGCGCATCCGCGTCGGGGGTATCCTCGACGATCAGGCCGAAGTCGGAAGCGGTCGCCGAAGCCTCGAAGCTGTAGGTGGTGACATCGTCGTACGGCGCGGAGCGACTGAGGTTGCTGATGAGCATGAATGCGGTGAAGGTCAGGTCCGGGAAGGTCATGCGCATCCAGGCAACAGGCTGCCCGCCGGTCGCGTCCGGCTTCACGACATGCTTCGTCAGGTCGATCAGGTTCTGCGCGCCAGCACCCGAGGACTTCACGGTGCCGTCACCGGAAATGGTCAGCGTCTGGAAGCTGGCCAGGTTCTCCCGCAATGCGCCAACCGAGTCGGAATCAGTCGCGTCGATGGTGTCCCACTCGACGGTGAATTCCTTCGTGCGGAGCGACCCGAAACGGAGCCAGTCAGTCTCCGCCGGCAGCGCATCGCCGCACCCGATGTAATACTCGAGCACGACGTCGCGGCCCGGAAATTTGAGCTTCTTGCAAGCCATGTCTGGCCTCCTGATTAATAGAGAACTTCAAGGTCCAGGCTGTACCAGGCCCGGTTTTCGGTGGTGTATCCGGGCCCGATCGGCTCTCCGATTGCCCGAACAGATGCGGCGCCACAGGGGACGCTGTCGCCAAGCGCTGCCTGCGCCACGGCTTCGATGGAGCGGCCAACATCGGCAACTCGCTTTCTGCTTTCCATCCCCTTCGGGCCGAGGAGGATCACCTTGAACCGCAGGTGACGGACGTCGACCTGAGTCGGGGGACCTCCGGTTTGCTGGATCGCTGCGATGAATGCCGAGTCGAGCGAGGGGTGGTCGACCCACATCCCACGGCTGTACTGGTAGCCCTCGCCCAGGATCGAAGCCAGCCAGTCTTGGAAGGCGTCGTAGGGGGTCATACGCGGTAGGTCCTGCGGAGGATGGCCGGGATGGCTGGAATGATCTGGTCAAAGCCCTTCGTGAGAAATTCAGGCTCCGCATTTGGGTCCCAGTAGTCACCCCGGCTAGGGTCGTTCTCGTCCCGTGGCTGGCCGGCGAGAGTGCCTGGCGCTTCGTGGACTGCTGCTGCGTAGGCAGCGGTGTAACCGACGCTGCCCTCGACCCCGTTTGGGCCAACCGTGATCTGGGGGGCCGTTTGGCTGTCGACCAGAGTCGATGTGTCGATCGGTGTCATGGTCTGCGCCTTTGTCGCTCCCTGGCTCAGCACCTCGTAAACTGCGCGCTCGGAAACACCGCCGGCGATGTTTTCGACAGCCACACGAAGATTCCGCCGGACGCGGTCGATGCCTTGGATTGCCATGTCAGGTCACCGTATTGGATAGAATTCATGCGCCGCACACGCGCAGGAGAATTGACGATGCTCACCGCACAGCGATTGCAAGAGGTAGTTATCTACGAACCCGAAACTGGCCTTTTTACCTGGAGGCAAACGCTCTCCAATCGAGCCATAGCCGGTCGTCAGGCGGGCACCATTGATGCGCGTGGATACTTGGTGATCAAGATCGACGGAAAGCGCCATCAGGCAAATCGTCTTGCCTGGATTTACGTCCACGGGAGGCTGCCGAATGGGGTGGTGGATCACTTCGATGGAGTTCTCACCAACAACCGGATATCCAACCTTCGTGAAGTGCCTCAATCCACCAACACCAAGAACAATAAAGTCTCGAAGAACAACACTTCTGGGCACCCTGGTGTCTACCTGAACAAGCGAACCGGTCGCTGGTACGCGCAGATATGGGACAGCATGAAATGCATCCACCTGGGTAATTTCATAGATAAAGCTGACGCAGTGGCAGCAAGAAAATTAGCTGAGGAGAGACTTGGTTACGTGGTTCGAATCTAAGTCACGAGCAGAAAATCAGGATCCTCTCCAAAAAAGCTCATGTCCCAGTTCGTCACCGAGCGAATCTCTTCCCAGCCGTTGGAACCATCGAACTGGATCAGGTCCAGGTACTTCGGCCGGCGATCTTCGGTGTAGATCTGGTGGCGCGACACGAACTCGGCGCCGTTGTTATCGCGGACCTGCTCGCCCTTCGCTACCCAGGTGCAGGCGATCTCGTACTCGGGACCGTAAACAGCCTCCTGGGTCGAAAGGTCGAAGTGCAGGAATGGCCGAACCGTCGCCGTGTTGGTGTAGCTCCAATTCGCTGTCGTGCTCATGAGTCACCACACATGCAGCCACCGCGCGCGATCCAAAGACCGCCATGGGCGGTCTGGGTTGGGTTCGGAGGAATCAGCCCCGTCGCACATCCGTACTTGTCCAGGGCGTTCAGCAGGGCCAACTGCGCCTTCCAGCGATCAGCAAAGGCCTGGTAGCGAAACGATCGAGAAGTGCCGGATGGTGCCGTCTGGCTGCTGATGTACTTGTCGGCCTGGGCCAAGGCGAATAGCGCCAGCAGGTAGGCCTGAATCAGCAGTGCGGTCGATGCCGGGTAATGTGCATCCAGGCAGTCCTGGATCTGCTGCAATTGCTCGATCCACGCCGCAAGGATGAAATCGGGCACGTTGTCGATGCCCTGGCTCTGCAGGTACTGCCGGGCCTGCTCAACTGTGATCATGTCCGATTCCTGGAAGAAGAAGGCCCCATCGCTGAGGCCAGAAACGACGAAGCCGCCCGCAGGCGGCCTCTCGTCACGCACCGGTCACTCGGTTTTCGGCGGTCGCCCTCGGCGTTTCTGCTCGACATCCGAACTTGCAGCCGGCGTAGCTGCTTCGAGGACAGAATCGCCGCCGAGGGGGCGCACGTTGGGTTTTAGCGACGGGTGAAGGTGCTCCAGTTCCACCACGTCGCCCACGCTTACGCCATGCCAGGCGCGGGTCACTTCGTAGCGCACATCGCCCCCTTACGCCAGGTTGGCGCCGTAGATCACGCCGGACAGACCTTCGTCGTCCTTCTTCACCTGGATGCCCATGGCGCTCATGATCTGGAAGTTGTAGTTGACCTGCGGCAGCGGGCGCGGCAGCGGCACAACGCCGGTAGCCATGCCGACCAGCGGGGTGACCACATCGCGACGGCGCTGATAGCCCAGGAACTCGTTGCCCGACAGGGCGAAGGTCTGGCGGACCTCGCGCGCCGGGATGAACGGGGTGATCAACTGCAAAACAGCGCCGCCGCTCAGGATCGTGCTGCCACCGATTGCCACGGTTGCCGGTCGGTTCATGTTTCCCCAGATTTCCGGGGACACCCACAGCACATCATAGGCATCGACCTTGTTGTTGCGGGCGGCCTGGCCGAAAGCGCCGGTGGTGAAGAACGCAGCCAGTTGCTCCTGGGTGGCAGTGGTCAGGTCGATGTTCGCGCCGCCGGCGCCGGAGCCCAGGTTGACCTTGATGGTGTTGCGGTGATTGCGCAGACCCTGAGCCGGGTAGTTCTCGACCTGGATGTTGGTGGCGCCGTCCAGGGTGTAGGCAACGATCCGCTTGCTGAGCTTGCGGAGCTTCGCAGCCTGCGAGTCCAGAACCAGGTCGATGCCGACGGTGTTCATGCCGGCAGCATGGCGCCAGTTGACACCGTAGCCGGCAGTGAACACCGGAATGGGGTCGCCATCGGAGTTGTACTCGGTGTGATCGAAGGAGTACGGGGCCTGGCCGTCGATGCTCACCGACACATCATCGGCGATGTCGCCGACCACGTTGTAGAGCTTGGCGGTCTTGCCGATCGGCAGCACGGTCTGCACCTGCAGGAGATCGTTGACGATCTCCATGCCGGTTTCCTGGTTGCGGTACTGGATGATCTGGGCGTCGACCTCGGCCCAGAACTCACGACCCAGGCCGGCGAGCGCGTTGCAGGCCAGCATTTCGGGGGTCATGGCGCCGCGGTGGTGGGTGATCATCGCAGCGTTCTGGTTGTTCCAGATGTTGCGGTTCGCCTGCAACTCCTGGTAGTGGCCCATCAGGCGAGGATGGGCGGCGATTGCTTGCTGGGTGAGGAACATGTGTCCGTACTCCTATTAGGGCGCCGGGGCGGCGACACTGCCGACACGGAAGCGGATGCGGATGAAGTCGGTTTGGCCGGAGGCGATGACTGCATCGTCCTGGCTGTAACCGAGGACCGTGTCGGTATCGCTCGACGCGATGGCACCCTGGCCACTGGTTCCGAGCTTGATCGGCGTGTCCTTCTTGTAGGTGCCGGCCGGGCACAGCACGGCGAGCTCGCGACCCTCTTCGACGTAGTTGCCCACGGCCGAATGGCCGGCGGGAACCTCATCGCGGATGTTGAGTCCTTCGTGGTGAGCGCAGTCGATGACGTAGAGGCGGCCAACGCTGGCGCTTGCCTGGGCGAACAGGTCGCTGCCATTGATCACGGCGAACGTGCCGGGCAGGAGAGCCGCGGCGGTCTTGCGGGTTTCGGTCTTGAACAGCGACTTGCCGTCGATGTTCACGCGACGATAGCGAGACATGGCTTACTCCTTCGGCAGGTTGTTGATATCGGCGGTGAGACCGCCTTTGTCGGTGGCGGCATTGGCGCCCAGCGGGGCGGACTCGCCGCACTGCTTGAACATTTCCTTGAGCGCGTCGCCGGCCAGGCTGTTGGCGATGACCTCGCCGAACTTGGCCTTGACCGCTTCGCGCATGCTGTCTTCCTCGGCGCGCTGATTGGCGGTCAGCGTGTCGGCCAGGGCCTTGTGATTGGCGACCAGGCCGTCGACCTTGTCGGCCAGGGGCTTGATGATGGTGTCCGCCAGTTCCTTGATGGCGCTGGAGGTGTTGGTGCCGATTTCCTTCACGATTTCGGCCTTTTCTTCGGGGGTCAGGGGCATGTCGCCCTCCTTCTCAGGTTGATCAGGCCGAGCCTGACGATGGGTGAAAATGTTCTTGATGCTGTTGGCCACCATGGCGACCCAGGACTCTTGCCGGACAACGGGCTGGCCGGACTCGTCGAAGACAATCTTCCCTGCCTCGACCTTGTAGCCGTACACCTCGGTCACACCGCCGTTGAGGCTGATCACGGCCTGGGAATCGGTGAAATCGGCAACCCATGCGTACTGGTCGGGGCCGGAGGCGAATCGCTCCTTTGCGGCTCGGTCCAGGCGCTGCTCACGCTCCCGGTAGGACTCGCCAACCAGGGCGCCGGAGTTCGGCTGAAGCGGCACAGCCTGGTCCGCGTTCACCATGAGGCCGACGCCCTGCTCAGGAGTAGCCGCCCCTACTTCGTGCAGCAGGATCGCGTCATGGTCCATGCTCTGGATGTCGGCGACCCACTCCGCGCCTTGGGCGCGCTGGCTTTCGTTCGGCTCGATGCGGTTGAGGAATGCGGCAACGCTGGTATGGATCGGGGGAACGTCCTCCCCCTTCTCCAGCGCCTCGACGCGCTGCAACAGTTCACGACCGCCTTCCGTGGACTTGGCGAACTCGACGTCGACCCACTTCTCCATGTAGACCCGGTTGCCCGACTTCTTCACGTTACGGTTCCAGGCGCCGACATGCCCGACGTTGATCCCTTCAGGGGAGAACGCCGAAACGAACTTCCCGTCGACCATCGGGTGGCCGAGCGGCGCGAGCGTTCCCTCCAGCCCTGGGTAGTGCTTATCGATCTGCTCGGCGGTGTAGAGACCACCGTTCATGATCACCCCGGCCGGCAAGGTGTAGCTCGGCAGAACCAGGTGTTCGCGCCCGTTGTGTGTCTCACGCCGAATGCTGGCGCTGTTGACCTGGGTGGTGATGTTGACCTGCATGGGCATGGCTCAATCCTCTTTCGCCCAGGGCCCGCGCCCTTTGGCTTTCATGACTTGGTAGTTGCGGCGCGCGCGCTCGACGATGGCCGGGACAACCGGGTTCCCGTCGTCGTCGACCAACACCTCGACCTGGCTGCACTTGCAATTTATTGGGTTTCCGTCTCGGCTGTACCAGTCCCTCACCTCATCCGAGGTGTAGAGCCTGGCGTGCCTAGCCGCGTGGGTGGCCCTAGTGCTGGGGGACATGGCCGACATGTGCATCAGCTTCGACTGGACGCCGTAATCGGCCTCAGCAGCGTCTTTCTCGTCCCAGCGAGCCCTTCGGAGTGCGGTAGTGACCTCAGTGCGGGCGATGCGATGACCTCGACGCGCCTCGATGCCGGTCTGGGCAGTCAGGTCCCGCGCAATCTCGCGGGGATTCTTCCCGCGCCCCATGCCTTCGGCGAGGATGCGCGCCATGTCGGCCTTGACTTGGCCGGACAAGCCCTTCATCTCCTCGAACTCCCGGGCGCGAAGCAGTGCCATCCGCGCGCGGTAGGCGTCGGATCGGAGGAGCACATCCAGCGACTCCCGGCCAGCGCGATACGCCGGCGACTGCTGCGCCAGGTTGGCATGCGTCTGTGCGGTACCGCGGATGTAGGCAACCCCGACGTAGGACTCGAAGAACCAGAGGTCACGCTCCCCGCCCTCTTGCAGGATCTCGTCGACCATCAGGTTGGTGTCGGCGAAGATCGCGGAGAGAAGGGCCTGGTCGAGACGGTAGGTGTACTGCTCGTTCACCACGGGCTGGGCTGGGATTCGATCCAGGGCGGCCACGTAACCATCCCTGATCTTCCGCATGCGCCTGTCGAACTCGCGCATTGCGCCCCTTTCCAGTCGATCTACCCCGGTCGGGTCACTGCTGTTCGCCGGTAGGATCGGTGCGCGCGGCATCTTCATCCTCCGGTTCGGTGTCAGGTAGCGGATCACCACCCTCGAGCGGGTCGTATCCAGCTTCTTCGCGTATTTCCTCCGCCGTGAACACGGGCTCGCCAGTGCCGATCGCGGCGCTGTTGATCTCGCTCATGGTCTTGGAGTTGGCCAAGCGCTCGGCCTTGGTCGGCACGGTGAGGTCATCCCAGATCGCGGTGAACTCAGCCTTCAGCGGAACCACGCCGATGCGCATCAGGTGCGCGAACAGGTCGTTGATCTCGAACGTCAGTTCTTGCACCCGGCGCGCCTGGCATCTGGCGTTGTGGTACTTCTGGTCCTCACTGCTCGCCCGCTCGCCGGTCTGCATGCCCACCAGAATCTTGGTCGGGATGTCGACGCCGGCGGCGGCGGTTTGCAGGTTGACGTTGTACGTAGGCCCCGGGTCCGAAACGGCGGACACCATCTGCGTAACGGTCGCCCCCTGGGTTGGGAGCAGGACATCGTTGCCGCGATTTAGCTGACGCGCCGCCTCGTTGAAGCGTTCGTTGAGCGCATCGATCGTCACCCCGTAGGTGCTGGCGATCTCGCCGAGCTGAATCTCCTTGTCGAAGTTCAGCAGGAGCTGGCGTGCAGCGTTCTTCAGGAACGATTCGCCACTGCCTCCCTCGACCTTCTCCAGGCTGATGAAGGAGTTGTAGGCAGGCTCCAGGAAGCCGATTGCATCGCCGGTCCAGTCGCCGAGGATAAACACCCGATCCGGATGGATATCCCGCACCAGGCCAGGGCGCCCGGCTTGGGAGGCCTCGGTGTATTCCCACATGGTGGGCTGCCCGTAGGTCTCGCTATCTAGCTTTTCGTCGAACGACTTCGGCTTAAGGCACCCAGCCCAGGCCGGGGTGACCTTCGCCAGGCCATTTACCTTTCCCGTGACAGGCATATCCCACGGCTGGCTATCCCTGATGTGCAGGAGCAACCCGGAATACCGACCCACCAAGCGGCGCCGGTCGGCTTCGGAGACAGCCCGCCAGAACCTGCCGCCTGCGATCAACGGCTTGTTCTTCCTCTCCCACTCGGTTTCGTCCTTGGAGCGGTCCTGATCGTCGCCCTCGATGACCTGCGGATTTGTCTTCCAGCACGTGGTGACGATTTTCTCGACCGCGCCATGGGCGATGCCGCCCCGCCGGTACATGGTGTACAAGTCGTTGAACGTGATTTCCTGAGGGAAACCATACTCGCACCATGCCTGTGGCCGCTTGGCGTCATGGCCGATGCCCTGGTTCAGCAGGCTCATTCGCGCACGCGCGATAGCACTGCTCATCGCGTGATTGACCGCGAGGTCGAGTTTGTCAGTCATGGTCAGTCCGATTTCAGGATTAGGCCTGGCTTGTCCGTCTCGCGGACCAGTTCGACAGATGAGAGGTTGGGATCGCGCCAGACCATCGTCCCTTCAGCGCCAGCGTTCTCGACCGCCACGGTGCGGGCGCAGGACGTGCAGCGAGCACGGACCACCATGGAGCGGCTGGTTGCGCGCTCCTTGAGGATGAAGATGGCCATCAGCGGGCTCCGGGAAGAAGGATGCCAAGCGGCGCGGCTCCGCCCAATTCGGTCAAGGCGTAGACCATGGCATCCAGCCGGTCCGGCGACTTCTTCGCCGTCGCGGGGATGTACTCCATGAGCTGGTTCTCCAGCAGATACAGCGCGCCTTGGTGAGCCACCCTGCCTTGCTCGTACAGGGCGGATATCGGCTCAGCACGGGCGAACTTTCCCTTGTTGGCGTGGATTCGGATGATTCGCCCCTTGAAACCCGCGTTCTTCAGGGTCTCTTCCGCCATGTCGCCGCCTTGGTTCGTCTCAATAACGATCGCGTCGGCCTGGTGCTGCTCGTATGCAGCCATAGCCTTTTTCGCCCAACCGGCTGGTGAGTATTTCCCACTGTAATCGCCATCGACCGAGAACTGGCGGGAGTCACCAGCACCGTAGGAACTCGCCGCCACGATCCCAGTTTCGTCGCTCTCGTCGCTGTTGGTGGCCTGGGGATCGATGGCCACTACGCACCGCTTGCGGTCGGCCCTGATCTGCAATTGATGCGCTGCATTGATCAGTTGCTCGGTCCACAGCGCCCCCTCAGCGTTGAACCGCCGAGGTTTCTGCATGTACTGGGCTTCTGCGGTGCGTCGATGCGAGAAAAGCGCTGTGCGGTGGCTCTCGTTGTGCTTGAAGGGCCATAGCCAGCCATCCGGAAGACCATGCTCGACCGGGATTCCGTGAGTGTTTTCCGCTGGGTACGGCTCGCTGTTGTCGATGATCACTGGCAGGTTGAGGTGATGCCACATCTCCCCTGACCCGCCTCGCAGAAGGTAGCCGCTCAGGTCGTGGTAATGGATCCTCTGCATGATGACGATCATCGGCGTCGTTTCCAGCGCCAGGCGAGACTTGATCGTCTCGTTGAATCGGCTATTCACGCCGTCACGAACAGTCTCGCTGTATGCATCGTCCGGTTTTACCGGATCGTCGATGATCAGCGCGCCCTGCCATCCAGGCTCCATGTGGCCGGCGCGAAACCCTGTCACCTGGCCGGCGGCGGACGATGCATAAACCCCGCCGCCATGCTCAGTCCACCACATGGCCTTGCTGTCGGCGTCATCTCGCAGCGACATAGGCCACATGGCCTGATACGCCGAGGACTTCACCATACCGCGCGCCGTACTGGAGTTCAGTAGGGCCAGATTGTGCGAGTAGGACAGGTGCATGAACCTGGCGCGGTTGTTCATCGCCAGGCCACGCCCGATCATGTTGATCGTCGCCAGCTCGGTCTTTGTGTATCCAGGAGGCACGTTGATGATCAGGCGCTGGATCTCACCATCCACCACCCTGTCCAGCGTCTCCTGGATCACGCGGTGATGCGGCGCGACGATCATCTTCGAACCCATGCGCTGCTTGAAGAAGTAGCGCGCGAAGTAAAGGCCGTCCGCCTCGCACTCTACCTTTCGAGCGAGGGTAATGGGGTCAGCAATCATCTTCCGCGAGCATCTCTCGACGAGCCTGCATGTAGTCCTCCTTGGTCAATGTGGCAACTGCCAGAGGACCACCATCAGGACCGGACACTTCATGCTTCGTCGCAGACTCCCATCCCTGCATCTTTGCCAGTTGCTGGATGGCCTGCAGAGGGCTATGGGTCTTGATCCGAATGCCATCTTTCGTGGCAGCCAGTTCAGAGATTGCGGCCATCTTCTGCGGGTCTTGCAGGGCTGAGTCCTTGATCTTCCATGCCGCCTGGATTACCGGCTGTCCATCTTGTTCGCCTATCTCATAGCTGCCGAACTCCACCAGGTCAGCCAGATCGGTACGGGCGAATCTGGAAAGACGCTCCAGGGCCTCCTGACGGGTCATCACCGCATCGGTAACGGCGCTGGCATTCAGTTCTGCCATTCTTGCGGCAATCTTGGGGTTATCGATCAACTCTTTTGCCGTACGATTTACGGTCTCAGGCTTCATGTTCTTGGCGTCGTAGCTGAGCCTGTACGCCTCACTGGCATTCCCCGTCTTCAGGTATGCCAGGCAAAAGGCTTCCTGTTTGGGTGTCAGCGCCATGAGAGGTCTCCACCGAATATCTGCCGGCGCCGGGACCAGGCGTAAAGTACGAGCCCAGCATGGAGGATCACCGAAAATGGATTAACCGGTGCGCCCTTCATGATTCCGTACAGGATTCCGAATGCACCACCTGCCACCAGGTAGAAGGAGATACCCAATAGCGGCTGCCCAGACAGCTGGACGGTGCGCAGGAACTCCAGAGCAGCTACAACGACAAGCACACACAGCAGCGCATCCAGCGCCGCCAGAATCGACATGATCATGATCAGGTTCCTCTCGTAGGAAGGAACCGCTCTGTGATTGCCGTTACTGCCGCCTTCAGGCCGGGGATGATATTCATCGCCAGCAAACCAATGGTGAATGCGACACCACTCAGAAATGCGTCATCGAGTGGAATCTCGTACTCACGCGAAAGCCATGCGGCAACCGGAGCAGTCCAATAGGTTGAGCACCCGAATCCGGTTGCTACAGCGAGCGCGGCTTGCCAGCGGTTCAGGCCGCTCAGGAATCCAAGGGACAGAATAGACCCCCAGAACCCGGCAATAGCGACGCTGTACTTGGCGAAGAGGCCTCCGCCAACGGTCGTCATCGGGTCCATTTGCTTACTCCAGATGCAGAAAAGCCCAGGTCATTGCCTGGGCCTTGTAGTGTGGTGCCGGCAGCAGGAGTCGAACCCGCAACCCTCTGATTACAAATCAGCAGCGCTCCCTGTTGCGCCATACCGGCTTATTGGCTGACGCGGATGGGATCGAACCATCGACCAGTCGGGTAACAGCCGACCGCTCTACCTCTGAGCTACACGTCATTGAATCGAGTTTGGAGCGGCTCGCGGGACTTGAACCCGCAACATCTGACTTGGAAGGACAGCGCTCTGCCAGTTGAGCTAGAGCCGCGGAATAGGTGCCGGACTAACCGGCGTCACGCCCGCAGAGCAAGGAGCCGTGGCTTTCGCCTTGATCACCAATGGTGACCCTTGCTTTCTTCTGCCGCATGCGTGATTTGGAGTGGCCGGCGCTGATCTCCGACATTACGGTTAGCCCAGGGCGTGTGTACTACAACCGCCAAGCGACCCGGCCTTTCACCGGGTAGTTCCCTAACGGGTTCTCCCTGCAACCTTGCGCATCAGCCTGCGCATTCACTCCGTGCCGGGCTTCCACCGACCCCCACTTCACTTTAACGCCTGCGTGTCCAAGGCGATCCCGGAGTATTAGGTCGCGGTAGGGCCGGGTCCCACCTTTGACCATCCTCGGCCGCGTAGTCGCAACCCGAAGGATTTGGTAGCAAGAGCTGGATTCGAACCAGCGTTCTCCGGGTTATGGGCCCGGCGAGATGACCACTTCTCCACCCTGCGTCGAAACAAAAAGCCCCGGCAGATGCCAGGGCTTAGGTGGTGACTTTCGCCATAGGCGAATTTGTCACGATGGAGATAAGTCTGCCTCAGCCGCACATTTGTCGTCAAGCAGCATTTTTCATCATTTTTATCGCCGAAGAGACAGGCACAAGCGCGGCCTTGTCGAGATCGTTGCAGGCATCGAAACAGGCCTGGATAAAGCCGTCCCATTCCCTATCCCAGTTTCTTGGGTCAAGTTCAATGCCATGCATACGGTCAAGCCAGGCGCGGAACGACTCAGGGCTTGGGCAAGGATCAACACCTTCGCTCTGCCCGCCCTGATGCATGCGACGGTACCGGAACAAGACTCCCGCAGCGACATAGCGCGCCTTCTCGAATTTCTTCGTGTACATCCTTGGGCCAGTGTCGTACGCCACCCTGAACACGATCTCTTCCGCAGCCTCTTTGTCGTCTTCGCCAGCCATCGGGCTGTACATGTGATTGCCGAACACCTTCAGATGCGCCGGGAGGGTATCGATCGCCTTTTGAATCACGCCGGCGAGCGCCTGATGAACAGCCCGAGGAGTACTAATGTCGCGCTCAGTTCTGGTCTGGTGGATTCCTGGCACGAAGGTGTGCTGGCTGTAGGAGACAGCCTCCCCATCATCATCGATCTCGGTGATACGGCGCCGGACATATCCGCCAGCTTCGACAATTCCAAGAGCAGCTCGCTCTGCCGCCTCAGCCATGCCGCTGTTCCAAGGGGTATAGAACGCATCGTGCCAGGCAATGCGCGCGCTGTTTAGATTCATGCCGTTGCCCTCTTCAGCTCGCGCACCCAGGCCCGGAACTTGGCCTTCAGTGCCTTGATGTCCTCGATGGTCAGCTTCAGGGGCTCATGAGGCCCTTCCAGCGCCAGGACTGCCTCTTCCCCGATCCGGCGCACCAGCTCGGGCCGATAGCCCATGATGTTGCCGCTCAGGTGGGAGTTGCAGATGGAACAAGCGCGGTGCACGTTGAGCGGGTTGAAGCGCAGGGCCGGCGTGGAACCGACGCTGCGATAGTGCGACGCGTGCCATTGGCCATCCCAGGTGGCGGGACGACCGCAGCTCACACAGGGCTTGTCCGCGTCCCGGAGCCGGATGTACTGGTTGAAGATGGCCTGGCATTCCTTCAGGTGCTCCGCCCTGCTCTTCAGCTTCTCCTTCCGCGCCTTGATCTCCCGGCGGTTGCGGTCGGCGATGGCCTTCCGCGCCGGCTTGGCGTGCTTGTCCTTGATGGCCAGGGCGCAGGACGGCGAGCAGACGCGCTGCCCGAAACGCTGCGGGATGAACTCTTTGCCGCAGGCTGGGTTCTGGCACTTCCTGGGCTTCGAACTGCGGACGGAAAGCGTCATGCAATGCCCTCCTCTGCTTCCTCGCGCAGTGCGTCAATGGCGTACTGCGGGACGACGTAGCCCAGCCCTTTCAGATACTCCAGTCGGTCCGCACAGGCCTCTTGATCGGCGTCATCGAAGCTGTCGCCGTCGTGTGGAAGACCGATCAGCACACGATCAGCCGCATCAACCATTGCCATTACCTGGTTGTGGCGCGCCAAGAACTGGTCAACGTACTCCGGCTCGAAAGGAACCAGAGCAGGCAGTTCATCCTTGAAAACCACCCTATTGGCGGCAACGTGAGTGACAAATCCACCAGCTACGCTTTCGTAGACGTAAACATCGCACTGGAAATCATCGCTGCTCCAACGGCAGTAGCTCATGCCTCCACCCCCTTCGCCTTCTGCTGCTCGGGCTGGAAGTCGCCGCATCGGAATCCGTTGGCAGCTTCGTAGGATTTCCTGGCGCAGGCAGCATCGAAGATCGTCTCGAACGAACCGAGATAGATGCTCTTTTGTTTGTCGCCGCTCCTGACCTTTACCTGTGCCACCCAGCGCGAGAAATCAGGACGCCACTGAACGCCAGCGATTCCGGATTTGTTGTTGCGCAGTAGTGGAAGATTCCTGCCGTTAATCGCGTGAGTTACCAGCCGAAGGTTCCCAGGGCGATTGTTGAGGCCGTCGCGGTCCTTGTGATCTATCTCGCTTTCTGGCCACTCACCGTGAGCGAGAACCCAAACCAGATGATGCTCTCTGACACTGAGCTTCTTCCCGTTCAAATAGACCTTGTGGCAGCGATAACGCGCCTGACCAACCTTCGGCTCCAGCAACCACCCATCAAGAACTCGCTTTGAAAAATGCGAGCACAGACGGCCACTCTCTTCGTCGAGGTAATACCGGCTGCGTATGGTTTCGATGAACTCAGCAGAGCGCTTGTCGATTACTCCCGCCTTGAACTTGCTCATGCGGCCTCCAGAGTTTCGAGGTTAAGCAGCGTGAAGTACCCGCCGTCTTGTGGCCGCCATCCCATCGTGTCGATGTGGTAGACGTTGCCCAGCACAACCGGGCGGCGCAGCGGGTTATGGCCCACCACGAGAGCACGGAGACCGTTCACGGGGCGTTCTTCGTTCTGCTCGATGCGACTACGCGACCACATGCAGGTGTTCATCACCAACTTGCGGCGCTGGTTACTCGCACAGTCGAGTTCGCGTTTCAGCTCATCCCATGAGTCGAAGACGCAGTCAGCGTGGACCAGCCCGATGAGGCCGTTCTGGGTGTCGATTTCGATACCGATCGGTAGTTCGCGGAAGGAGATGGCCAGGCACTGCTGCTGGACCTCCGGGAGGCCTACGAACCACGCACCTCCATTGCGCATCCAGTTTCCGATCTCGCAGGTTTCGTATCGGCACACGTAGTCATCGTGATTGCCGCGCACTGAGTGGAACCATGGCTTGGCCAGCCATGCCTCAACGTCTTCGCACTCAGGACCACGGTCGATCAGGTCGCCGACGCTAAACAAGCGGTCAACGGCAGGATCGAAGCTGGCAGTATCGAGAGCCTTCTGGAGCAGCGTGAAATGGCCGTGGATATCGCCGACTGCGAAGTCTCGGCCAACTTGGTTGCGCTCAAAGCGCTTGATGAGGCTCATGCAGCTTGCTCCATTCCGATTGGGAAGCCGTTCTCCGCCGCCCACGCTTCGATCTTGGTCATGTAGATTCCGAACTCGTCGACGGTCAGCTTCGTGGTGCTGATGCCGCGCAACTCGGTCGAGCCGTCCGGCAACTTCACGTCCTCGCAGCCGATGAACCAGCGCTTGAACTGCTCATGCCAGACCTGATCGTCGAATTGACGGTTATCGATCCACGCCACGGCGGCCAGCTCGCGCAGAAGGGACCAGTACCGCTTGTTCTGCTCAATGGAGCGCTTCGACTTGAGTGGACGTAGAACTAGCTCATAGCCACCCTGAGCTTCTTTCATCAGGCCCTGGATGAGGTTCCAGGCAGCGACGAAAGCTGGGCGGATGCCGGCAGCGCCTTGGATGCGGAAAGTGCGGTCAGCCACAGCACACCTCCAAGCTCTCAATCATCACGTCATTGCGCGCAGTGCAGACGGCCTCGGTTACCGGATCGCAGTCGTACACACCGATCAGTTCGCCGTTTACGATCTCGCCGTCGCGGCACTGTTGTTCCGCTTCGCGCCATGTGCGGGCCTCAATCTGGCGACCGTAGGTGCGCAGGCCTTCCATGCGGATCAGTTCGAAGGTCTTCATGCCTCAACCCTCCCCTGCGGCCAGATGCTCTTCACGACCTCTACCGGGTCGCTGTCGTCCATTACGATCATGGTGAAGCGCTTGGCGCCTACGATCACTGTCCAGGAGCGTTTCATTTGGCCGCCCTCTTCGCCCGGTACTGCGCCTGCCGGATCTTGCTGCACTTAACGTGGCTTCCGTGGGCGCGGGACTTTCCGCAGATGTCGCAGGCGCTTGGAAGCTCCAATCCCTCGGCGCTGATCTTCCCGTTGTGAGCCTTAGTCATGACGCACCTCCGAGCGCTTCGATGGCCAGTCGAACCGGACCGCTACCCCGCCGTTTTCGCGCAACCTGTCGACGCAGCGCTCTCCAAGCGCTCCAGGCAGTTCCTCGGCCTTGAGGTTCGAAATCACGATGGTCGGCATTAGGTTCTGGTAGCGCCCATCGATCACGCTGAAGAGGGTTGCAAGCTCGAAGTCGGTCGGCTTCGTTGCCCCCACCTCGTCGATGATCAGAAGTGAGGGCGCGCAAAGGGCCTCGAAAGCTTGGGCTTCGGTGTACTCGGCTTCGCGATCAAAGCTCCCTTTCACAAACTGGAGAATTGCGCTCACCGTTCGGTAGGCGGCAGTCACGGAACTGCTGTTGCACACGACGTGTCCGGCGATTGCGGTGGCAAGGTGCGTCTTCCCGGTCCCAGGCATGCCAAGGAGCAGTAGACACCGACCCAGGCGCTTGTTCTCGGCGAAGTCGTCTGCGTACTTTCGGCAAACCTTCAGCGCTTTACGCTGGCCATCGTTCTGCGCGATGTATGAGTCGAACGTGCGGCCCTGAAAGCGCGGAGGGATCATTACTCCAGCGAGCCGACGCTCCATGCGCTCGCGCTCGTTCCTGCGCCACATTTCGGCCTGCTCATCGCGAAGTTTTTCAGCCTCAGCCTCCCTGGAGCACTCAGGGCAACCGGTGGGCTTGTCCGAGTTGCGGCGGAAAACAGCCGCGTACTCGCCGTGCTTGTCGCATTTTGCGGGAGTCTTGGAGACGATCCCGAAACGGCGTTCCAGGTCGCAGACTTCAAGATTCAGGGCGTTAGAAGCCATAGGTGCCGTCCTCCCGCTCGATCAAGCCTGCGGTGTAGTCGCGATCAGCAAACCCGTGGTGGCGGCTGCTTGGTAAGTGGTGGACATTGCCGCGCGGAAGGTCAATCTCATCCTCCCAGCGCTTCCCGTTGAGCCACGTCGATGCATGCGGGATGAACTGCCCGTTGTCCTTGGTCCAACTGGGCAACTGCCGGTGCTTGGCCAGGGCGCTGACGATCGTGTCAAACAGGTCGGCAGTGAGCTTCAGCTTCGCCCACGCCTTCTCGGCCTTGTCCTTCCCGACCTTTCGCGGATACAGCTTCCAGAACCGCGAGAACATCTCTGCGCGGTCAACCGGAGCTTGCGACGGGTTGAGGGAATCAGGAATCAGGAATCCGGAATCAAGAGAGAGGGAATCAGCATGGAAAGAACTGTGCGAGTCCGGTGCTTGCACGGTGCTTTCCTCATTCTTTCCCTGGCATGCGTCTACCTCGGGCATTTCAGGGATGATGCTCTTGGCTTCCTTGATATGCGGATTCTGGTGTTTCGACCAGTTGATGATCTGAATGGCCTTCACGTCGCCCACGGTGTAGCGCTTGATGAACCCCAAGTGATCAAGGTCATCGAGCATTCGGTCCATGTCGACATTGTCAGCCGGGAACAAGGCCATTTTCAGGCGGCGCGGACGATCTTCGAGACGACCCTCCCGGTCAGCCTCGGTCCAAAGGCCGATGAACAGGAGGCGAGTTGCAAAGTCCAGCTCTACCAGATGCTCGTTCGAAAAGAACCCTGGCTTGATGTTTCTTGAACGGGCCATCATTGGACCTCCAGGTTGTACTGCGCCCACAAGCCGGCCACCCAGGTGACGCCCTTAGGGGTAAATTTGGCTTGATTGAAGGCGTGACCGCTGTCGCTTGTGCCGGTCTTGACGGCGAAGCGTCCAGCGTCGATATGGTTCTGGTATGCCTGCCACTCGCCGCCCATGCGATACATGATCTTCTTGTCGAGCAAGAACTCACGGAATCGGGCCTCATTGGCCCTCAGCAGCTTGGCGGTTTGGCGAAAGCCCTTGAGCCCGGTGGATTCGACATACTTGTCGACAAACTCTGCTTTGGGCGCAGCAATCGCCAATGCTTGCTGGGCCACCTGTTTCTGCTCCACCTCATCCGCCCAGGCGCGGGCTGCCACTACTGGGTTGGTGAAGTCTGGGAGCGTGGCAATAACACGAGGGGTCTCGAAGGACTTCAGTTTGGCCAATACCGTTCGGCGAACCGACTTAGATTCGCGCATCCCTACCAGCACGCACTGGTCAAGAGTCAGGTCGTAGGCGGCGACCTGGTTGCCATGGAAGGGGGTGTAATATTTTTGCACCCCCTCAAGTTCATCACCCAACTCGTCTTCGACACGAGCAAGAAACTGATCATTCCTGACCCTGGGCTCCCCAGCATCCGCGCGGGCATCATTGATGAGATCGCGCAGCTTGAGGGTGCTCATTTTGCGTGCCACGAAGTCGTGGTTCGCATTTTTCGGAACGACGGTTTCGGTATTGCCGTGGATAATCTGATGCATTAGAGTTACCTCATCTGATGTAGCAATGAGCCGGGCCGCAATCCCGGCTTTTTTGTGCCCGGCGTTCGGCGCCCCTCAATCCCACCCCAACGGACCAGGCCGCTTCTTCTCGGCCTGAAGGCCAGGCTCGGCCAGTGTCTTGAGCGCCTGGATGTACTCGGATGGATGGCACTGAGCCGACATCGGGACGACCTGTAGCTCCAGCAGCGCAAGCACCTTGCACCACCGCTCTATCTCGCCCTCTTTCCAGCGGCTCACAGTCGATTCGCTCACGCCGATTGCGTCAGCGACGGTCTTCTGACCCACCGACAAAAGTCGGTTGAGGATCAGGGATTCGAACTCCCGTGCCCTTGCATCGCGCTCGGGGTTTAATTGGCTGGCTGTCATGTCAGGCGGCCTTCTGATCAGCCTTCAGCTTGTTCTTGCTGATGACTTGAAGTTGGTACTGGCGGCCTACGGGGATCGACTCTCCCCACTGCGTGACAGCGCTCGGCCGGATGCCCAGGGCCTCAGCGAGCTTCTTTTTGGAGCCAAAATGCTGGATGGCTTCGTTCATGTTCATTGCGCGTCCTCGCGTAGCAATGAACAAATTTCAGCACACTGAAATAATGTTCGCAACAGGCTTCCGAGTTTTGCACTCACTTAAATTAAGCTGTCTTAACATCATCGGATGAACAGAAACGAACGAATCGCGCGAGCCATCCAGCTCAGCGGAAAAACGAAAAGTGAAATCGCAAAACTTTGCGACGTCGCGCCCTCAGCCGTCACTCAGTGGATTAATGGCGACAGCAAGAGCCTAAAGGCGGAAAGCGCCTTCGCCCTTGCGAAAGCCACCGGCTTCCGCGCGGAGTGGATAACGCTTGGGTCTGGACCAGAGCGCGCCATTGACGTAGGTCCCGACCACAACCAAGGCGAACTTGTCGGCTTGGTCTCTGCCTGGGATGCAGACACGCCGCTTGAGGATGACGAAGTAGAACTGCCGTACTACTCTGAGGTGGAGCTTGCCGCAGGAAACGGTATGACGGAAGTCGTTGAAATCGCTGACAGAAAGCTTCGGTTCTCAAAGGACACGCTTCGGTCAGCAGGCGTGGAGCCGGAATGTGCCGCAGTAGCCCGAGTTCGTGGGCGATCCATGGAGAGGCTGATCCTCGATGGCGCCGCTATCGGCTTCGACACCAGCTTCACACACATCGTCGACGGTGAGATCTACGCCTTCAATCAGGATGGAATGCTTCGCGTCAAGTACCTCTATTCGATGCCCGGGAACTCAGTCCGCATCAGGAGCGAAAACAGCGACGAGTACCCAGACGAGATACTGACATCCGATCAATTCAGTCAAATCACCATGCTCGGACGTGTCTTCTGGTGGTCAACGGTCCGCCGAGCCCCGCGCCGATAGCACCACAAGCCGGACACAGGCCCGCCAAGTGCGGGCTTTTTTGTGCCTGACGATCTCGTCAATTTCAGCAAACTGAAAATATTTTCTTCAGCAGGCTTGACTATGAATTTCAGCAGACTTAAATTTCATCTCAACGCCGCAGAACAACGCAGCGCCAGGCCACCGAGCCGACCGCTCTTTAACAAGTCAGACCCCACCGCAGTCCCGACAGCCGCAGGTCACCGCGACTGAGCGACGGTGGATAAACACGACTGCTGATGCCGGGTAATCCCGGCCAACTCAACGCCAGGCGTCGCGCTCCCTCAGCTCAGAACATCGAGCAGATAGCGCAAAGCGGGCTGAGGGTTGCACTGCTAACGCTCCCTGCTCGGGCCATGAATTGGCGCATTCCTGGGCACAGCGGACAGGCCTCGCAAAGGCTTGCGGTGAACACAACCAATAGGAGGAAACAGCCCATGAAGCACTAAGCCCAGCCGATGTTCGGATCGGCAACCCACGCATACCTGCCCTACTCACCAGGCCACCGGGCTGTAGTCAAGCGTGGAGTGAAACACCGTCCCCGACGACCAGCGCTGTATGCCGATTGAAGGCGCTGCGAGGGAAGCCCAAGGCCAAACACATCGAGTCCGAGCTGCTATCGGCAGTGGTGAGGACACACCACCCGCGAGTTGTAGAAGCCCAGTAGGCGAATGCGGGAGAAACACCGATTTCTCAGATGCCCTTCGCAAGAGGGGCATCGAAGAAGTCAACACGCCCTGGAGGGCAGACGATGCAGATCGAAATCGAACTGGCGCCTAAGCCAGTCCCGCACCCAGCGATTGCTGGATGGCTACAGGCAGCGGATGAGGCTGAGCGCGCCGGCCTGACCTTCGCCGCGAACACTTACCGGAGCACCGCACGCAGCATCGAGTTGGAACAGGAAACTGGCGTTCCTGTATGCGCATGCTGCTTCAAGCCGTTCGGGCGCGGCGTCCTCCATCAGTAGCCCGCCGTCCTGCCGGTAGCAGGGCATCACCAGCTCCAACCCATTTGCCCATCCGGGCGCCCTATCGCCCAACCCAGGGCAAACCTAAAACGGAGAATCGCGATGGCGAGCAAGAAAAAGGCTGCGTCCGAAGAGGTCGTGACCGCTTACAAGGGGTTCAAGCAAGACCTGACCTGCCGTGGCTACCAGTTCGAGATCGGCGGCACCTATAAGCACGAGGGCGAGGTAAAGGCATGCGCTTCGGGCTTCCACTCCTGCGAGTATCCCCTTGATGTCTTCGGCTACTACGCCCCAGGCGAAAGCCGATTCGCCATCGTGAAGGCTTCGGGACAACTGAGCCGTCACGACGATGACAGCAAGATCGCCAGCGCCACCCTGGTGGTGGAGGCGGAAATCAGCATGCCGACCATGATCTCGAAAGCCATCGACTGGATCATGGCTCGGTTGGACAGCTCGGTTGAGCAGACAGTGGTGGGCGACACCGCCAGCAACACCGGCGACTACTCGGCAGCCAGCAACACCGGCGACTACTCGGCAGCCAGCAACACCGGCAACTACTCGGCAGCGTCGAACACCGGCAACCGCTCGGCAGCGTCGAACACCGGCTACCAATCGGCAGCGTCGAACACCGGCTACCAATCGGCAGCCGAGGTCAGCGGCAAGGAGTCCGTCGCCGCATCCCTGGGCATCGAAGGCCGCGCTCGCGCATCTGCTGGTAGCGCCATCGTCCTATGTCATCGTGACGACGAGGGGCGCCTCATCCATATCCGCGCCAGCAAGGTCGGGGAGAACGGCGTAGAGCCGGACACTTGGTACCAGTTGAATGCCGAGGGCGAGTTCGTCGAATTCGACGAGTGAGCTGCCATCGAACAGCGAACGAGTCTAGGGGCTAGCGCAGCCAGACCTGACGCATCCGGGGAAGCGCCCGGCGTTCGCTCCATTTGCCCTGATACGGCAAGAGAGGAATCCATGCCATCACTTGGCGAGTTCGCAGCAATGTGGGGATTTCTGCTTTTGACGATGTTTTTGCCGATCCGTCTGAAGCGTCGTCCTATTCAACAGAAAGACGCCTGACAGGAAGGAGAACAGATGATGAAGCACACGCCAGGTCCTTGGTATCGAGATGGAACGACTGTTTATGCCTTGAACCCTCACAACTTCAACCGGTTTTCTGCTCAGATTCATGGCGCTCACACGCCAAAGTCTGAACTTGAAGCTGTTGCGCAACTGATGCAGGCGGCGCCCGAGCTGCTTGAGGCCCTTGCCGCTCTGGTTGAGTGCGAGCAAACCACGCCAGAGCTTTGGGAAACAGCCCGAGCCGCAATCGCAAAGGCCACCGCCTAACCGCGCCCTTGCGCATACACACACTGGAGGCGAGATGTCATACGGACAGCCGCTGGAGTACGTTTGCCAGCAATACGGAGTGCCAGCGCACATTGGCCGCATGGTGATCGTCTGCGGTCAGCCCGGGATCATTCTTGAGGATCGCGGAAATTACATCGGTGTTGCGCTGGACTCCGATCCATCCAAGACCGTGAACAACTACCACCCAACTCATGACGTTCAGTATCTGGGGATGGCCCGCCAGATGCCACTCAAGGAATGGGATGTTCTGATCGGGGACTTTGACTGGTTTGAGGTTGATTGCCTGATCGGAGACGCACGCAACTACGTGTATAGGGTTTGCGCAGAAACCCGCAGCAAGGCCAAGTACAAGGTGTTCAAGGAGCTTGAAGAGGTCTTTGACAGTGCTGAGGCAATGCTGTTCTTTAAGGTTCGTAGAGCCACCTGACTTCCCCGGCAAGGACGCCACTCTTCAATGGGGATGAGTCCCGCGCAGCGGGAGATGTACTAGGTACCTGCGGACGTCACTGCTTCGGCATACGAAATGAGTCGCTGAATGGGGCCGCGCCAAGTCAGCCGCCGGTGAGAGTCCGGCCATCCCCACCCTACCCCTCTTAGCCCGGTTCGCCGGGCATTTTTTCGCCTGTATGACGACAGCGAGACAGGACGCTGCCGCATGCACGCGACCTAGAGGTCAGAGATATGAAGCAATCCGAATTCCGTGCCGAGCTGGTCAAGATCATGCCCGGCTATGCATGGACCGTTAACTCCAGCCGCTGCAGCGAAACCATGCTGGTGGCCACAGGCATCCAAACAAGCGGCCTCAACCGTCTCTCGACGCTACGTGTGGAGCGCCGCGACAACTACGCCAGTTCGGGGAAGACTCGCTATGAGGTGAAAAGCTCAGGATTTGGCACACGGGCGCCTTGGCTGCACGCCACGGCAGATCAGACGCTTGCCCGAGCGCTTCGCAGTTTGCAGGATCACTACGAGCGCGAAGCGAGAAAATACCTGGGCCACCTAAATGATCTGATCCGAGGCCGTGAACTTTCGAGGATCAAGCCATGACCGCCATCCGCAAGCTGCAAGAAGCGTATGACGCTGTGGTGCCGGACGACTCTGGCGCCATGGCGATGGACCTGATTCGCCACATCGCAGGCCTCTACAGCGGCAAGGCGATCAAGGGTGACTTCACCCAGATCTACATCACCGGGAACGAAATCTGGATGGCGCAGCAAGTCCTTGCGCAACACGCCCAGCTAACGGCTGAGCGCAACGCCCTCCAGTCGATCATGGAATGGACTGCTGCAGAGAACATTCCTGCGGATCACAAGCTGTGTCTGATCCGCAATGCAGCCATCTCTGGTCTTGGCCTGGATAGACCAGGAATTCCAGCTAACTGCCCGCAGTGTGGCGGGTCAGGCGAGGTTGACTCTGGCGGAACTTACCCATGGGGAGAGCCTGCACTGATCCCGTGTGGCTGCCAGAGCGAGACAGAGAACCCGAGGGACAAGTCATGACTTACACAGTGAGCATCGAGCAGTACGAACTGAAAGTGAAGATTACCCACATGGAAGTTGTCGAGGGTAACTCAAGCTCCTGGGACAGCGACTGGGACTACTACGGCTACCGCGAGATGGAGTTTGAGGTTGTTTCCGGCCTTGTCTACGACGAGGACAACAACGTCGAGGACCTTGGCGCCAATGGCTGCGCGGCACTTGCCGAGAAGTACGCAGAGTTCATCGAGGAAGAGCTTTGGCTCAAGGTGGATGACGAGCGAGATGACAGTGACTTCGACCGCGGCGACGACTACGGATGGGAGGCAGCATGACACGGTACGAGTTCATCAAGCGCGAAATAGAGCTATGCGCCACGTCACATTTCCCAGCTGATCAACTAGCGTACACCCGCGGCCTGTTGGCCATGGCTGAAATGGACTGCACCGTAACCCCTGGCGAATCCATTCGGCTGATGGCCGACATCATGGCCCAGGACAAGGCGCACACCGACAAGATTCTAGGGAGGGCGACATGACCATCACCATCGACCTGACCAAGGCCGCCAAGACAACGTTCTTCGCGGCCTTTTTCTTGGGCAGTATCGGCGCTTTCGCCTTGGCATTTGTGGGGATGGTTACGCCATGAACGGCCCGCATTGCAGATGGTGCGGCGAAACAACTGATGCCGAGTTCGTAGACGTTGGCGTTGGCTGGCAACAAGTGACAGGCGGAAGTTGTCGGTGCGGAGGATACGAAAGCGGGCCATATCAAAATGACGGCATGCTAAGCGAAGTTGAGTTCGCCACCTACTGGCGCGGCCCGTTCGAAGATCACCCGGATTTCTCGCCATTCAACCACATGAGAGAGGGTGATGCGCCATGAACACTCGCCGCACAGCCATATGGCTAGGCAGCCTCTTCGGCGGCCTGCTGTACCTGTTCATTCTCGCAGCCGGCCAGATCTGGGGCGGCATCATCACCGCAGAAGCTACGCACCTGTCCGCAGCAGGCCGGTAATCCGGATAACTGCGGCTTCCCCAGCGGGCGGTGGGCGGCATGAAGAAAACACCCGCAGCAGCGGCTTCTAGCGCAACGCTATTCATCCCGCAGGGGTGACGCTGCCGAGTGGCGCCGTAAGCGCCTTCCCTTTCTAACTGGAGCGCAAGATGCTGAAGAACCGATACCGAATCGTTAGCGACGACTATGCCGGTTACGAAGTTCAGATCAAGAGATGGTGGTTCCCCTTCTGGATTCAATGCGATCTCTGTAACACGCACCTGAGCGTTGATAGTGCAGAAGCATATGCCAGGGCCCATGCGGGCAAAAGGCTCGTAAAGGATCTTGGATTTCTCTAACCCCTCCCTTCACTGGCTGCGCATGCGCGGCGAGGATCACTCATGCATACCCAAAACATGCGGCTATGGGACCAGGTTCAAGCAACTGACCCATCGGCCACCAAGAGCGCAAAAGTCGATGGTCAGCAGATCACGTCGATCAGCGGCCAGCACATGATCATGAAGGCTACCCAGATGTTCGGCCCTGTCGGGATCGGGTGGGGCTGGACGGTCATCGAGGAGCGCTTTGACCAGGGCGGCCCGATCTTCCGTGAAATCACCGACGCTGAAGGCAAGAAGGTCAGCGAACTAATTGGTCACGAAGTCGGGCACACCGTGCGCATCAAACTGTGGTTCGAATTGGACGGCAAGCGCGGAGAGGTAGAGCAATACGGTTGCACGCCGTTCTCCTACCGGTCCAAGTGGGGAATCACCACCGACACCGAGGCGCCGAAAAAATCACTAACGGACGCCGTGAAGAAATCTCTCGCGATGCTCGGGTTCAGCGCGGACATCTTCCTTGGCTTGTTCGACGACCGCGACTATGTGGAAGCACGTCGTGAAGAGGAGCAGATCGCCAAGGCCGAGGACCAGCAGGCCGCAGAAGAGCAGGCGAAGGAAGAGCGCCTCGCCTACATCAAATCGATTATCGAGACGATGCAAGGCGCCCAGTCCCAGTACGAACTCAAGAAGATCCACGACGTTGCCGTGCGCAAGCTCACTGCGCGCAAAGACGATAGTGGCGTCAAGCGCATTGCTCGCGAATTCTCCGAGCAGATCAAGCGATTCACCGAGGAGAAGGCGGCATGACCCAACTCTACAAGCTAACCGAGCAGTTTCTTGAACTTGCAGCCCTGGCAGAAACGGCTGATGAAGGCATGGCTGTGGCTGTCCGGGACACCATGCAAGCAATCGGGGGCGAGTTCGAAGAAAAAGGAAAGGCCCTGGCAACGGTCGTCCTGAACATGGATACCGACGTCGAAGCGCTCGACCGTGAAATAGAGCGACTGAACGACCGGAAGAGGGCAATCAAGGCTCGCCAGGACTCGATGAAGGAATACCTGCGGGAAAACATGGAAGCAGCCGGCATCAAGAAGATCAGTTGCCCCCTCTTTTCCATCACCTGCGTTGAGGGGCGAGAGATCGCCGTGATCGACGACGAAAAGAAGCTGCCCGACGAACTGGTCAAGGTGAAGGTCGAAACCAGTCCTGACAAGAATGCAATCGCGCGGGCTTTGAAAGACGGCAAGGACGTACCCGGCGCTCATCTGGAGCGGGCGAAGTCTTCAATCAGGATCAAGTGAGGCCGATATGCGAACCGTACTCAAAGCCACATGCGGCAAACATTCCAAGGAAATCCCGATTGAGCAGATCACCCACTTCGTCGCCGAGGATAAGTACGTCATTGCGTACTACCGGGAAGGCTTTCTGGTTCTGAGCGATGCGCTCAAGGCCCTGGAATCAGAGTTCTCCGCCGAGTTCATCCGCACCCACCGTAAGGCCCTGGTTCGCCGGTCTCTGATCAGCAGGTTCAAGCGCCGGCCAGACGACACCCAGGCCGGCGAAGTGCTGCTGCTCGGAACCGAGAACTGGATTCCAGTCAGCCGCAGCCACTCGGCACAGATCAAGTCGGCGATGAGTGCATGAGGGCCATGTCATGTACATCAAGAAAGACGTCATCGAGGTCATCAAGTACGCGGCGATGATGGCGGCCTGCTCTCGCCAGTCCTGGGGAATCTACCCCATGAACCAGGGCTACAAGGCCATGCCCTTCCGCGGCGACTATCACCGCGTCGTCGAAGTCTGCCATCCCTGAACCATTCCTAATGCCTGGCGCTGCAATGCGGCGCGGCTGACTATTGCCTGGAGAAAGTCATGAGGCTGACCAGCATTCCACGCATCAAGAGCATCAACCTGCGTCAAAAACGTTTCGAGCGCCGCCGTCGTCTGTATGCACGAAAGAGTCACTGGGAGCTATTCGGCGGGCCTCTAGGGGGGGGCATGGCTATGTACGCCTGGAACCCTGAAGTTCAGCATTCCAGGCTGGAGCGGCTACTACGACGGCGAAAACAAGTGGGTGGAAGCATGAACACTCACGAATTCATCAAGAAGCAGGTAGACCAGCAGTTGCAGCGCGACGGGTTCCCTTCGGGAATCTGCATGGTCATCGCCGACGAGGCGCTTGATTACTACAAGCGCAAGCAGACCTTCCCCAAAGGTGCCTTCAACGAGTGCATGGTCTTCGCCCGAAAACGAGCGAAAGAGATGACCGGCAAGAAGAAGTCCGCCTGACCCCGAACAGGAATAACCCCATGCACCAGCTAACAGCGAATCACCGCCCTGGCGGTGTGACGGTCACCGGCTGGCCCGAAGAAAGCCAGCTCATGACCCCAGACGACATTCTGCTATTCGCGAGAGCGGTGAGGCAGATAGCGATCAACCAGGCCCAGGGCGCCGAGGGTGTTCTGGTCTACCCGGAGGTGGGTAATGGAAGTCAAGGCGAAGACCAAGCGTGACTCCGGCCTGCGCACGGCGGTGCTCCTTCTGAAACGCGCAAACCGCTACGTCGGGGTCCACAACAGCATTGGCGCAATGGACCTCAGCACAGAGATTGTCGAATTCATCGCTGCTATTGAGCGGCAGGAGAAGGGATTGTGAGCAAGGAACTGAACAAGGCATCGGTAGAGCAGGCAGAGCCTGCCAGTTGCCAAGGCACCAACTGCGGTACAACAACTGGCGATCACTCGTCGGAATGCCTTGTGGAAGCTGCTGCTAGTCAGGGGTGGGAGCTGAAGCCTGGAGACCTATGCGGAAGAGATTGCCCTATGCGTCCGGCCCCGGCAGAGCAGGCAGGCGGGGATGAGCGCGACTTGCAGGGCGCACAGGGGGAGCGGGAGTGCGGCCATGCCGCATGCAAGTCACTCGGCGAGCATCACCCGTTCTGCAAGTTCGTGAGCGATCAAGACCGCGCCGCCCTTGCGCAACCCTCACCGGCGTCGGACCTCGACCCGTTCAACCTAGCCCCGCATGCTGAAGCGTTCAACGAAGCGCCCGATGAAGCACTCAGGCCTGAGCAGGCAGAGGCGGAGCGGCCGGTTGTGATTGCGCGGCTTTACCGCTCGAACGACTTGACCATGACGCCATTTGCCGAGGTGCAGAAACCGCTTCCGATGCCTCGCAGTGACGGAACGCTGACCGTCGAACCGCTGATGACCGTCGCCCAGCATGGGCGCATCGTCGAATCGCGCTGGAACCGTGCAATGGATTTGATGGGCGAGCACGTTGCCCGAATCAGCGAGAAGTTCAAGGCGGAGCGCGACGCCGCCCTGGCCGAAGTTGAGGCCGACCGTGACCTGGTGAAGATCATGCAAGAGCAGATAGACGCGCTACGGTCGAGTGAAGAAGCCGCCTCGGCCAGGGTCGCGGAGTTGGAGCGTACCCAGAACGAAATCTGCGACCTGTTCATGATCGGCGTCAACGTGCGGGATCACTCAACCATCATGACGAACATCAGGAACACCTACAGGCATTCCAACATGCTCCATGCCATCGAAGCCGAGTTTTTCATGGTGTCCGGCGAGCCCTCTGATGAGCCGGAAGATGAAGGGTTGGAGCCTGATGAAGTGTGCCTGCTCAACTGCTGGGGTCTTTCAGTGGACCAGTACGTCGAGCAGTTCCGTGGAGCGCTCGCGCAGGTCTCCCAGGCTCAGCACAGCGTGCCGGAACTCGACCAGCTCTATTCCATGCTCGGCGCTGAAAGTCAGGTAGACGCAGCGAAGAAGATTGCCGAGCTGGTCGGCTGCCGCCTGAGTCGGAGCGCTCTAACCGAGGCCCAAATGCGACGGCTCTACGACAACAGCACCGAGGCCGAGAACGAGCGGCTTGGATTCGCAGCCTTCGCGCGCATGATTCGCCGCGCGGAGGCCGTGCATCAGATCGCCGCCGCGCCCGGCAAGGAGGGGAACGATGACTGAATGGCGCGAAGTGGTTGGTTATGAAGGCCTATACCGAGTATCAGAGCATGGCGAAGTCATCGGGGTTATACGCAAAAAGATCAAAAAGCAATTCCCCAATACTAGCGGATACATGTCAGTAGGTCTGTGCGCCAATGGCAGGCAGAAGAACACCACGGTCCACAAAATTGTGGCCTTGGCGTTCCTAGATAAGGCCTTCGAGTCGCTAGAAGTAAATCACATAGACGGAGATAAGCTAAATAATCATCACTCAAATCTAGAATGGGTTACGCGCTTGGAAAATCTAAATCATGCAAAAAAGATGGGGCTTCTTAGAGAGTCCACCAAGGTAGTCGCAATGCCCATAGACGGCTCGGTTGGATATTTCTTCGTATCCATCAATCAAGCCGTTAAGAGTGGATTTAATAACGGAAACATTTACAACTCAATAAACGGGAAATCCCCAAATCACAAAGGCTTCAATTGGGCGAAAGTGCCTAGTGAAATGCAGATAGGTGAACAGCCATGACCGAAGAAGAGCATGATGCCAAGCTCGCCGCCGAGGCCCAGGCGCTCAGGGAGGAAGTCGCGGCACTGCGCGCAAGGGTGGTTGTGCCAGATGGTTATGCTTTGGTGCCGATTGAGCCGACTGTTGCCATGCGCATGCCATGGAAAACTATGCGCGGTCATTCCTGGTATTCCAAGTACAAGGCGATGTTAGAAGCCGCTCCGCACCTCAACGGCATGACGGTCAGCGAGGGGCTGTTGCGGCGTCTTGCCAGGCCGGCAGACCGTTACGATGAGGTTTTCACTTTGGATCGACATGAGGCCGCCGAAGAACTCCGCGCCCTGCTGAGCGAGCAAGAGTAACCCTCTGATTTCCCTCCGATGCCGGGATTCCGGCATCGACTCCAAACAACGAAACCAACGCATCCGACCCCGGAGGACTAACCGTGGACAACGACAACGAAACCATATTGGCAGTGATAGTCATCGTTCTCTTCGTCCTGGGAATCTTCCGGGTCGTCGGGGATATGCAGGAACTCTACAGGCAGACCGAGTTGAAAGGACAGGAGTTGAGCAGATGGAGCAAGCAGTGAACAGGCGAGAGGTGACATTCCTCTCCGCAGTGGATGCCAGCAGGATCGAGACGCCGAGCAACGTCATCAGCATCGGCAGCAAGGGTGATTGGTACGCCTTTGCCTGCAATCACAAGCGCGTTCTGCGGCTGGAGTTTGATGATGTAGACGGATACGTGGGAAGCGATGGCTTTCGAGTGTTCAGCCACATTGATGCCAAGCAGATCAACGACTTCGTGAACGAGTGCGGCGATGAGCCGATCATCGTCCACTGCCAGGCAGGCATGAGCCGATCCGCTGCAGTCGCTAAGTTCCTGGCCGACAAGCGCGGCTACACCCTGAACCTGTCGAAGCCTTGCCTAGGCACCACGCAATTCTATAACCGCCATGTATATGGGACGTTGAACCTAAACGATGCCGAAAGCATGAGCGCCTACTACGCCGAGATGGAGTTGGCCTACCGGCTGCGTGGCCAGCCAAAGGAGTCCTGACCGTGCCTGACATGAGAGAAGATTTTGAAGACCGCTTCCCGATTCCCGAAGGCATCGCGTGGCGTAACACCGATTACTTCCCAGTGCAGACCAATAATGTTCACGAATACGTGGCTCTTGCTGGAGTCGCTGCGCAATACACGTCGATGTGGGAAGCCTGGCAAGCCAGCCGCGCGGCTCTGAGGGTGGAGTTGCCGCCATCGGTGACGATCGAGGAAGTCGCCGAGCATCTGGGTATGGACGACGTGGACGTTGTCGATATCGCCCACATGGTGAACGGAGCCATCGCCGCATGCGCTGCCTTCATCAAGCAAGCCGGAATCGAGGTGAAGTGAAATGCCCGACAACACCTTGTGCGCCTGCCACTGGTGGCCAATCGAACTTTGCGAGGACCAAGCCATGACCGACACCAAAAATCTGAAGGAGCTGGCGGAGAAACTGGCTCCGGCCTATCAGCAGCCATGGGAGAGCCACAGGCACAGCGCTTCAGCCGTGACGGTTGGAGCTGTGGGCGAAGACGGCGAATACAGCGACTTCATCGACGTGCGCATCAGCGATTACTCGGCGTTCGACGAGCATGATGATGAGCTTGGTCAATGGATCGCCGCCGCCAACCCACAAGCCATCCTCGGTCTGATTGACGAAGTGGAGCGGCTGGAGGAAGAGCTTAGTCAATGCGCAATCGCCCTCCCCGGCACCTACTACATGGACCCTCCAGACGGCGGCAATGTCAGCATTCCCGAGCAGATTCGGCGCATGGCGAAGGATGCTGCGCGGTATCGGTGGCTGCGTGGAGCTTCACACTTCGATACACCGCAGCACCAAGCATTCTGCAAGGCTTATGGGGATGCGCTGGATTACGAGATCGACGCTGCCATAGAAGGAGCCAAGCAATGAACGACCGCGAACTACTCGAACTGGCGGCGCGGGCGGCGGGGTATCAGTTCTCATACTCGTACCGATCCCTCTCCAGCCCGGCGGTACCAGTAATCCTGCCTGAGACTGGACGGTGGAGAAAGTGGGACCCTCGACACGATGACGGCGACGCGCTGAGGCTTGCAGTAGACGCAGGCATCCTAGACGGTAACGCCTTTTCCGTCTGGCTGAACTACCGAAATGGCGCAATGGCCATCGAAGGGCTTGGTGCTCGCGAAGCAACTCGTCTCGCCTTCGTCCGAGTCGCCGCCGAGATCGGCAAGTCTATGGGAGGTGGGGAATGAGCGAAACCGTAGAAGTGAAGACCTGCGAGCTTGAGGGGGCAGCGCTGGATTGGGCCGTTGCAATGGCTGAAGGAGAAGAGGTCATTGTCCATGACATTGGACAGTACCGTTATGACGTGAGAGGCGGCATCCACTGCTGCAAATATGGCTGCACCTTTGGACCTCGCTCGATTACTGAAGAAGTCGAGCGATACGAACCTTCGGACTCATGGGCTCAAGGCGGACCACTGATTGAAAAGCACCGCTTTGAATTCGAGTGGATCGGTAGCGACTGGCATGGCGAACCGCTGCGATTCTTCACAGCCTGCGGCTGCGATATGCCAGCTGATGCAACATCGGCAGGTCCAACCCACCTAATAGCAGCCTGCCGCGCCATCGTTCGAGCGAAGCTGGGCGAAACCATCAACGTCCCAGCCGAACTCATCAAGTAACCCAGCCGGGCGCCACTAGCTCTCCCTGAGCTAACCCGGCTGGGCTCCAAATCCTACCATCATGCCATCCCCGGCAATAGCTGGGGTGGAGAGGTATTGCTTATGGAACCTGAAATCATCCATGTGCCAGAGCTTGCCAAGCTGCTCGGGCGAACTGAATCATCAATCCGCAGTGCAATCCAGGCGCACCCTGACTGGCTGCCGCCGCACTTCAAGCAGGGGATCAGGGTGTGCTGGAGGCTGGAAACGGTGCGCAAGTTTCTGCGTGAGTACGAGGCGGGAGAGCACAAGGCTCCGAAGGTGGGCAGGCCACGAAAAGAACCGCCGCGCCTGCTGAAGAGGGCCTAGCCGAGCTTGTCGGCCAAGGCGTGAGGAGAAAGATGCGTGTAGCGTTTGAGCATGGCCAGTGTCTTGTGCCCGGTGATCGCGGCGACCTCCATCATGGAAAAGCCGCGTTCGAACAGCCGAGATGTGGCCTCATGGCGCAGGTCGTGGAAGGTAAGGCCGCTCACGCCGGCGGCCTCGCAAGCCTTGGGGAAGTAGTTGCTCACGGTGTTTGGTGCAAGGCTGAACACTTTGCCGTCGATTCGCGCAGGCAGGGACTTCAGCAACTCGCGAGCCCTGCTCGAGAGCGGCACCATACGACGCTCACCGTTCTTCGTGTCCTCCAGTACCGCAACCTTGTCGCGGATCTGCTCTCGGCGTAACAGCAGAAGCTCAGACCGGCGCATAGCTGTGTCGGCTGCCAGTTCGATAATCACCGGGAGTTCAGGGTGAAGCTTGGCCGCTTCAGCATAAATCTTCCGCAGCTCTAGGGTTGTTGGTCGCCGCTCACGCGCCCTGCTCCCCTTTGGCATACGCAAGTTCTTGCAGGGATTCGTCAGGCCTTCAAGCCTCCACTCCTTTGCCGCAATGGTATAGAGGTGGCTGATGATCGCCAGATCTAGCCGAACGGTAGACGATGAAGCCCCATCCTTCAGTCGAGAGTCGCGATACTCGGCAAGATCAGACGGAGTGATTTCTCCAAGACCTTTCGCTGACAGGGGATGCGCCAGCCATCTCCTGATTCGCCCCCTTTCCTGGCTGGCCCCCTTCTTGTGCTCAGAAATCTCCCTTTCGTATTGCTCCAAGGCCTTGCCTAGGGTGGTTCGCATAGCCGCTCTGGTATCGACAAATCTCGAGCGCGACATATCGCCTTCGATCTCGGCTGCCCAGCGCTGGGCCTCAGCCTTGGTATCGAAGGTAGCGGAAAGAGTTGGGTGTCCTTTTCTGCGGATCTGTGCGCGCCAGGCGCTCCCGCGTTTCTCGAAGTAAGCCAT